CGGGCGGACGGTGTTGGAGCGAATGTTTCGGTGGGCTGCGGGCTGGCAGCCGTCGGGCCGGCAGCAACTGGCGGCGTTTGCGGCTGTGGTCGTGGCTATGGCTGTCGGGTTGTGGCGGGTAGAAACCACAGCTGACGCAGCGACCGCCGCGTCGAAGGCGGTGGCACAGGAAGCACATGACCGGATAGTCGCGTTGTGTGACGGGGCTCGCGACGACCAGCAGGCTGACCGTGAGGTGCTGTTAGACATGCTCGAACGGGCCGGTGCCCGCCCTGAATCGTTCCAGATAGTGAACGACAGTTACGACGCCAGGCCCCCTCCGGCAGCTTGCGTGGCCCTGAACGAAGACGGCCCTTAAGCTCCCGGCACGGTTACACCCCCGATATCCAGGAGGAACCCCCAATGACAGACGTTCTTACTCGTGACGATTGGGGAGCGTCAGCCCCTGTCGGGGACATGATGCGGCTGCCCGCTGTGGGTGTGCATGTGCATCATTCGGTCACGATCGCCGACGATGACAGCGACTATCACGCCACCGGTGATGTCATCGCTGACATGCGCGAGATCGAACGGATCGGCCGGGCCCGGTTCGGACTGTTCTCCTACAGCTATTGCGGTCACCCGTCGGGTTGGGTCGGTGAAGGCGCTGGCCTGACGATCGGGGCTCACACCGCTGGCTGGAATTCGACCACGTTCGGGTATTGCTTCATCGGGAACTATGACGTCCACAACCTGACCGACTCGCAGGTTGCTGCGTTCAACGGGTGGCGGGCGTTGATGGTCGGGAATGGTTGGCTTTCCCCGACGCATTGGATTGAACCACACCGGGTCCGCAAGGCGACCGCCTGCCCGGGGCAGCACACGATGGAACGCTGGTCGGAACTGATCGGCGGTGATGCTCTGCCGGTGCCACCGATCACACCGATCCCTGCTGGTGGCGTGGTGTTGCGTCGGGGGAGCACCGGGCCGGCGGTGCGTCGCTGGCAGACCGTCCTGGCCGGCGCCGGGCTGTTGCCGTCATCGGGTATCGATGGTGTGTTCGGGCCCCGCACCGAACAGGCGACCCGTAACTGGCAGGCGATCCTCGGGGTTGCGATTGACGGGATCGTCGGGTCTGAGACGAACGCTGCGACGTCTCGGGTATTGGCGTGGGTGGTTGCCACCCAAGGCCAGGCGCCGGGGGTTCCGCCGTTCCCGGGCCTGGTCCGTCGTGGCAGCCGCGGCGCAGCGGTGCGGGCCGTGCAGCAACGTCTCCGCGACCGGGGATGGCGCATCACTGTCGACGGCGTGTTCGGAGCGGACACCGAGCGGATCGTCAGGGCTTTCCAGGCTGATAAGGGCCTCACCGTGGACGGCATCGCCGGGCCCGACACGTGGCGGGCCCTGTGGACGTCCCCGATCACCTAGTTGAGGAGGTAACCCCATGTTCCGATGGTTGAACCGATGGCTGGTATTCGCGGCGGTTGCTGCGGTCGCGTTCGTGGCGGCTGCGTCACCTGTGATGGCGCAGATCGCCCCGGACGGTGACGTGTCACCTGACGCGCCGTCGTCGGCTTATCTGACGGTCAACAACACGCTCGTGTTGATCTTGACCGGTGCGGTCATCCCGATTGTGAACGGCCTGCTACTGCGTCCCGAGAACCCCAGCTGGGTGAAGGTGCTGATCGCGTCGCTGGTCGGGACTGCGGTGCACGCGTTTTCGCAGGTCGTGCAAGCCGACGGCACAGCTGTCCTCACTCAGGAATGGACGCTGGGGCTGGTCATCACGTTGGGATCGATGGTGGCCACCTATCTGGGCGTTTGGAAACCGGCGGTCGACCCGAACGCCAAGCTGCCCAGCCTGTTACCGCGATTCGGCTGATCGGGCCCCGCAGGCGGGCCGCTATGCTCGCTGCGGGGTTAGATCAGGGGTGTTAGCTGAAGGGGACCGAGCCCAGGGGTGGGGCCGGTCCCCTTCAGCTGTTGTGATGGATGGCGGTGGACTGATTGTGGTCTCGACCACACGGAAATAGCGGGTGACGTTCCCAAAGAACCCTTCATCATCGTCGGGACCGATCCGCCACAGTGTGGATCCGAGTTTCCGTAGCGGGTATCCGGCTGCAGCGTTCTTCTGTTCGATGCGGCTCATGCGAGCGATGACATCTTCCATGGTGGTGTAAACGGCATGGATCTTGACGTCATCGGGTGATGCGTCGCGGTGATCGGTCCACGTCAGTAGCGCGAAGAGTTTCTGACCAGTGGTCATCCGCTAGCGCTCCATTGAGTGGGCCATTCGGGGACGGCGTCACGCATCTCGCGGAGCACCTTCAGGAACGTGTCATAGTCACCCCAGCCGTTCGGCGGGTTCATGGCCCGAAACCTGTCTGGGTCAGCCTCCAAGCCCGTGATGATGCGGTTGAGCAGCGCGGCACCCTCGGGGCCGGATAGGCCGTCCAGCTGCTGCCACCACGACTTGTGCGCCTTGTCCTTGAACTGCTCGTGGCCCTCATCAAGGACGGCGTTTGCCATGCCGTTGGTGTTGTGGGTGTATCCCCAGTCGCCTTCGAGGTGACCGCGGTCGTCGTAGAGGTCGGCGTCCCAGCTCATCAGAACGGCTCCGTCCAGTGGTGGCAGCCGACCTCGGTGCAGTAGCTGTTGGCGTAACCGTGAGCGCAGGGTTCCCCAAAGGCGGGGATCCCATCGCGTTCAGCGATCCAGCAGCGCATCTCGTGTAGGGCGAGGTGCATGCGTCGCATGTCGATGGGGCCGCCGGTGGGGATGCCGACTTCGCGTAGCCGGGCGTTCAGAGTGGCGTGATGCATCGCCTTGATGCCTTCAGCGATGCCAGTGATCACATCATTCGGGATGTCGGCACCGACATCCCGTACCCGGGCTGCGATGTTGCGCATCTCGGGCGCCCAGTCGCGGCCCTTGTCGTCAACGGTCTCCCCTACGGGCCCCTGTTCGTCGCCAGCGGTCTCTGTGGGGCTATCCGGGGTATCGGTGCCATCGGACGGTTCGGGCCCGTCTGGGGACGACTGAGCGGGCCAGGACATGACCGCAAGGAGCCGGCCAGCGACCTGTAGACGCACATCGGTCATCTGATCGGACAGATCAACGCCCGCGGATTTCGCGGACGCCTCGAACCCGTTGACCATCGCCTGAGCGATCTTCAACAGCCGTGCCGGCAACGCGGCGGGACGGTAGCCCTTCACCCTCGACTGATCGCCCTTCCACGCGGCGCGCAGCTGATCGCGCAGCTGATCGGGCAGCGCCTGGATGCGCTCCTGTAGCGCCCACAGCTCCGTCGGTGAAGCCGGCGTATCGTCATCACCGGCAGAAGTCTTGCGCCCGTTGTTGCCGGGCTCTGGGTAGCCGTCTGGTACGGACACCGTTGACGGGTCGATCGGGCGGCCGCTTTCATCCACGATAGCGCCGAGTTCCTCGGGGCTGTAGAGGCCCAGACCGGCCTCAGGGAAGTAGTCATCGGCCGCGAATCCGGCGGCCCGCCACCACAGCATCCGTTTCGGGTACGTGACGTATCCCTGGTTGCAACGCTCCCATGACTGAGATTGCCGGTTCAGGCACTTTGGGGTGTGCGTGCCGGGTTGACAACCGGCCGCGACGAGCCCGGCGGTGCGGGCGTCTTCCCACGTGAACGTCGTGTCGCCGAGCACGTCACACGAACAGTCCGGCTGATGGTCAGGCCAACTAATCCGGCACCGCTGATCACGGCCACCGGGCCCGAGCGCCACCGCGACGCAGCGGGTGTCGTCCCGGTAGGCGGGAACGATCTCACCGATCCCGAGGCGGCGTATCTGACCGTTCAACAGCTGGGGAGACAGCGACAGCCGGGGGTGACCCCCGGTGGGGATGACATCGATCAGTTCGATCGCTGCTGACGGGGAAATCCCGAGGTCCCGGCCGACCATCGCCACATGGAACGCCACATAGGGGTCATCTCGGATGGCTTTCGGGGCGGCGCCGGACAGGGACAGCATGCGGGCTTGCATCGCCAACGCCAAGAATTCGTCACGGCCCGGCACTCCGGGCAGCTCGACCGCGGCTTGTGCTGCGGCTTCGATCGCCGATTTGGTGTCCACGGGTACGAGATCGGCGCCGGTTAACGGTCGCCCGTCAACCTTGGGGTGGTCGACCAGTTCCGGGGTTATCGCCTGGTCTTCGAGCGGCGGGGTGTCAGCGGCGCTCATCGCGGCAAGATGCCTTCCATCGGGATGACGCCATAGCCCTCGCAGTAGTAACACTGCAAGGGCGGTTCGCCCGGGACGCCGTTGGGGACTTCGCCATCGCCGTCACAAACCTCGCATTCGGCGGACATGTCGAACCCTGCCGCTGCGAGCACATTGTCTCGCCGCTGGCTTTGGGTGGCCTTGCGTTGCAGCTGCTGGTAGCGGTTGGGTGCCATCACAGAGTCCAGATCAGCCAGGTGACACGGGCCAGGATCAACACGCCGAGGATGCACACGGCGATCGTGGTGGCGGTGATGCCGGCCAATTGGGTCATGTTGCACTGGGCCCGGAAATCGCTGCGCCGGCTGGTCTTCGCAGCGAGCGCCTTGGCTTCCGCTTCGATCTCCCGGGCGCGGTCTTCGTGCTCGGTACCGAACAGGATCCGCATGTAGGGCTGCAAGATCCCCTCAAACGGCGGTTCCGGTTCGTCGGTGCCGTTGGTGGTGGGCGAAGAATGGGCTTGATCGGACATTGGGTTTACCTCCACGGGGGTGTCTATAACACCGGCATGTTACCGCGGTTACGGGTGTGGGGCGGTTGTGTACCGGAGAACCGCCTGCCCTCCAGATCCGGGCTGTGGTTGGGGTCACGGGGCGGACCGGGGGGCAGACGGCGATCTAACGGCTCAGGCAGGTATCTACCCCGCCGTTCACGAGGTCAGTGAACGCCGGGGCGCCGGTCTCGGAGAGATGCACGTAGTCGTCACCGAGATAGTCGAGATGGTCAGCCACGACCGCGGCCCAGTCGACCAGCACGACCCCTGACGGGTCGCCAGCCTCGAAGTCGTACGCCCATGCCCGGTAGGCGTCGATGACCTGACGGCGGTATTCGTCGGGGCCCGGGTAGGCGGGCAGCAGGATCACCAGACAGGCGTCTGGGTGTATGAGTCGGGCGTGGTCGGCGAGTTCGGTCCGGTCAGCGGAGGTCATGCCGGTGGTCGTGTAGTTGTGGCCGTAGGCCATGACCAGAACCTGGGGTGATCGGCCGGCGTCGGTGACGTCAGCGGCGACCATCGGGTAGCTGTGCGAGGCCCGCCATCCGAGACCGGTGTAGACGGTGGCGTCTCGGTAGTTGCCGCCGAGGTACCAGCCTTGGAGGGCGATGCTGTCGCCTGTGACGATCACGTGGCCGGGTACGGGCGGCACTGCGCACGCTGTGTCGAGCACGGCGACAGCGAGGGCTGACATCAGCAGTAAAACTTTCAGGGGGAATGTCACGTCTGGTCCTTTGGGGGTGTGGGGGTGGCTTTGAACGCTGGATGGGTGGGGACGAACAGGATCAGGTCGGGGATGACTTCGCCTGTGGGCTGACCATCCCCGTCCGGTGCCATGACCGCGCGGGCTTCGTAGCCTGGTGGAGCATGGAAGGCCCCATCTACGGGGCCGGCAATGACTCTGTCCTTGAGCCAAGACTTCGCGATCTTGCGTTGAACACGAATCGCTGCATCTCCGAACCGGTCCTGTAACCGGCCGGCGACGGCGTCTTCCTCGCCGTGGAAATCCAGGCGTGTCTGTGCCTGACGCAATGTCAGTTTCCCGTTGGGCAGATTCCAAGTCTTGTCCCGACCACCGGACGCCTTGTGCTGGGCGCGGGTCCAGCCTTCTAACAGGCGTTCGATGTGGGCGACCCTGTTGAGGAGACCGTTCTGTCGCTCGGCCCGCCATTCCTGTAGCTCCGCCGTCCGGGCCTGGTAGACGGTCTCGACGTCGGCTACCTGGCGATGCAGGTAGCGGAGCACGCCCAACAGACGGTCAGCAGCGACGCTGTCCTCGGGCTCGGGATAGATCTCATCCCAGCTGGCGTCCGTGCCGGCGCGGTCGCTCAGCCATTCGTCGAAGTCGGCGTCAGGGTCGGGCAGCAATCTGTAGGTCATGGGGTGCTCCAGGGTTCATCGCAGGTGGGGCCGGGCCCGCCGTCCGGGTTGGTCCATTCACAATCGGTGAATCCGAACAGGAACACCCGAACCCAGTAGGCGGCCCATCGGGCCAAGCGGGTAACCATGAACCCGAACGTTACCGCGGTTGCGGTCTGCTAGTTGGGGCACCGGTCCGCGACCAGAGCTGGGGGTACTATGCCGGGACGCGCAACGCCCCTCCGACAAGCGGAGGGGCGCCAGAACGTGGAAGGGAATTTCCGATGGCAGATGTTACCCGAGTTTCCCCCGCCGAACACACGGAAACAGCGCGGGCGCTGGTCGGGCTGTTCCAGGAGTGGCAGGCGACTCACCCGCGGGCACCGAAGTCGCAGTTCGTGAAACTGGCTGAACAGGCGACCCGCCCCCAGCAGCAGGCCCTACTTCCGGCTGTGTGTTCGGTACCGGCCCGGCGGTCTCCGGCGACGCTCGGGTCGGACAGCGATGTGTGGTTCGCTGACTTCTGGGCGACCTATCCGCGCAAGGTGTCGAAGGGACAGGCCCGCAAGGCGTGGGCATCCGCTGTGCGTCGCACGGGTGATCCGGCTGTGATCTTGCGGGGCGTCCACCAGTTCGCTGCTGACCCGAATCTTCCTGAGGCACAGTTCATCCCTCACCCGTCTACTTGGCTGACCGGGGAACGTTGGGCCGACGGGCCCCTCCCGGCCCGGCAGGTGCCACAGCAGGGCCGTACGACGCGGGCGCTGGTGGGGTTGGTGCAGCACACCAACAACAAACGACTGCCGGTGCTGCCCGCGGCGGGCCGATGATGGCTGCTGACCTGACGCCTGGTACCCGTGTCCGGGTGGTCGCTGGGCCGTGGCCCGAGCGCATCGACTGCGAAGGGCAGATCGCTCAACCCCCGGCCGACTACGGCGATGTGTACCCAATCGCTGGGCTGGGTCAGAGCGAAGTCGTTGTCGTCCTAGACGCGGATCCCCTCGGATCTGACCATGATGGCTGGTGGACCTGCGTCTACTTCACCAATAGCATCGAGGTTGTCGATGGCGACTGACGATGTCGTGGCCGGTGTCCTGGCCCGCCTGCTGCTCGACAAGCCCAACAGCCAGGATGAGCATTCCACCCCGCATCTGCATGAACTGTGGATCGAACATCTGGGCGACATGGACGACCGTGACATTGTCGCCGCGTGTCACGCTCTGCTCGATGACCCTCAGGCCCGGTTCCCGACGGTCGGCCAGTTCCGTGACGAAACCCAAATCCAGTCCCGGGATCGGATCCGCAGGGCTACGCCTCCCGACGCAGGCCCGTTCGTGTGTGTCACATGCGCCGGTCTACGGTTCGTGTTCATCGAGACTCCGGGTTATCCGTGGACGGTCCGTCCCTGCGAATGCAACGAACATCAATATCAGCTGTGGCTGTCGAAGCATTACCGGCGTGACCATCTGTGCAACGACTGTTCTGAATCGGTCCGGCGTCGTAACCGTGGCCGGACCCCGGCCCGCAACAACCCTGAACCGGTGCGGGCAGATCCTCAGGTGACAGCAAGGATGTTTGGGGAGCATTTCTGATGGGCGCGGATGTGGCGTCCGGCACGCCCTCCAAAGGCGTCGCTCTGGGGGTTCGAGTCCCTCCGCCCATGCCCGCGGCCCGCCTGATCGTCGAGTGGCCAGACGGTGGCCGTATCGAACATCCCCTGTCAGCTGAGGGTCGGACGGTCGGCGGGAAGACGCCGTGCCAGTATGTGGCGGTGCTAGGTCAGATCGTCACCCCCGGGCGCTGTCGGGCAGCGTGGTGGATCGAACCGTGATCCGCCGTCTGTTCCCGACCAGCGACCCAGAGGACTACGCCATCACGACCATGCTGATGGGGTTCTTCGCCCTCGGCGCCTTTCTCGGGATAATCGGCAACGGCTGGGTCATCGTGCTGTTCGGTATCGCTAGCTCGGTGGCCATGCATCACGCCAGACTCCAGCTCGAAGCCGAACAGGCCGAGACAGACCACGAGACCGAGACGACCCAGTGACCGAGACCCGCCTGTTGATCCTTGATATCGACGGGACTGTCAGGCACGGCCGCGACGACCTGGGCCGCTTCGTGAACTGCGTTGACGATGTGATCGTGTTCTCCGGAGCGGTCGACAGGATGCGGGCATGGAAAGCCGCAGGCGGCCGCATCATCGGCGTGTCGAACCAGGGTGGTGTAGGTCTCGGTCTGGTGCCGGCTACTGATGTGGCGATGGCCATGATCGAAACCGAACGCCAATGCGTCGACACGGACGGCCGGGCCCTGTTCGACGCGGTCGCCTACTGCGAACACGCCCCGGACAACCGGGCCTGTTGGTGCCGTAAACCCCTCCCGGGTCTGGTGTTCCAGCTCCTGGCCCGCCTCGAACTGACCCATCCCGCCGAGATGTACCCGCGGGGTGAAGCGGTACTGGTCGGTGACCGCCAAGACGACGTCGACCTAGCAGCGGTGCTGGACGTGCCGTTCCAGTGGGCGCAGGACTGGCGCAATGCCTAACGCAGCGATGCTCGGCGCCTACGGGGTGGCGGCTGACGCCGCGGCGGTGATCGCCGCTAAACGCGGGGCGGGTTGGGGCTGGTGTAGTCACTGTGGCGGCTGGCGGCCCCGCTCACATTTCCAGGGTCCGGTGGCGATCCCCTCCGCCACGCGAAAGGGGCCGCCACCGGAGTGACGGCCCTGACGCATACAAGAAAGCGAGGATCTATGCAGGATCGATCGCAATAGTACTCCGCTGGTGCATGGCTCGTCACCTACAACGCACACCACGGAGGCCCCCCACCTCTCAACCCGGTGGCTGTGACGCTGAAAGGCGGGTTAGTCCCGTCGGTGCGCTTACGGGACGTGCCACCAGCTAGCGCTGCCGGTCGGGCACACGAAACGTACGAACCGACGCTGACCGTCCGGGCCGCTAAGTCGCCGTTTCGTGAAAGGGTGGCTTGGGGAACCGGGTGACGCCCCGCGTCGCTCCGCTCGCTCAGGACCCTCGCTTCGCTTCGGTTCCTGGCGGTGCGCGCGAAGGGGTCAGCTCAGTTGCTCTCTTATAAGTCGCGTCCCCTTCCATTGGTCGCGTCATTTCACAAACGTGACCCGCGCGCGCGGTCGCAGCTCCACCGAAATCTCCGAAATTTCGTAGCCGTACCCGCGCTAACATGTCTTGGGTATGCCTAACCCCACACCACCCCTCTATAACGTCCCGCGTCTCGACCTGACACCCGTGTTCTCGTTCGGTGTCGGCTATCACAGCGCCAGCTGGATCGAGATCGAATCCGCCACCACCGACGACGGTCGCACGGTGTTCACGACGACTGCGGAGCCGCCGATGCTGCATCCCCTCGACCGGTTCATAGGGGAGGTGTCCCGCATCGTCGTGCGAGAGAACGACGACCGCCGGATTGGTGTCGCCTACATGCGTGTCATCGATGGCGCCAAGCCTGAGAACTATATGGTCTGGCATGTCGACAACCCTGACGGCGCGGTGCGGTTTCACACAGCGATCGCTACCGACGATGCCAAGGTCAACCTGGCATGGCTCCAGGACGCCGACCTGATCGGTGCGCCAGTCGAGCGCACCTGGCAGACGGCACGGTTCGTGCAACCCGCCAACGGGGTGATCGTCAAGTTCACGACCGAACCGCACGGCGTGCTGCCACAGGACCCGCGGCCCGGTCACCTGACGGCGATCTTCTTCGCGACGTTGTACCGCACCCGGGCTGAGGCGGACCTATACACCACGAACAACACCCAGACCGGCAGCCACGCCATGCTGCCCAGATTGGAACCCACCCGCGGACCGCAACCGCGGTAACGTAGGGGTCGTTACATTTACCCCCAAGGAGGCCCCCGCATGGGCAAAGACAAGATCGTCCCGATCCCGCATCCCGGACCCAAGACGAAGGACCATTTCCACGGCGACCCCCACGACGTCGGGCATATCACCGGCACGAGTGGCAAGGACACCGGCAAGAAATAGCTGACGATGGCCCGCCACGCGTTCGCCGTGAACCCTCCGCCTGTCCTGTTCGCCCCTCGGGGCTGTATCGGCGCCCTGAAAACGAACGGTGTGCCGTATATGGAGGCCCTGTTGTTCGAGCGGGGCGGGGCCCGTGCTGTGACGTTGCGGATCGGGCCGGGCGACTCGATGGAGCACCTGGACGGCGAACGCGTGGCGGGCGTGGATGAGCTGGTCTACGCGGCTAGCAGCTGGGTGAACGAACCCCGACAACTAGCCCTGGAGATCCCCGATGCTTGACGCAACACAGACCCAAGAGTTGCGCCGACGGGCCGCCCTGGAAGTGCAAGCGATTGAGGCGGGCATCGTGGCTCGTCGTGTCGTCCCGGCGATCTGTGACTCCATCGTCTACACCACGCACGCCCTGGCTGAGTTCATGGCCGGTGCTGTCGATGCAACTGGGGGCATCGACGATTTCCTGCTCATGTGGGATCTGTCTGATTTGTGGGAGAACGCCTGATGAGCATGATCACCGTTGCATCTTCGGACGAAGACCTACTGCCCGTCACGGTCGATTCGCTGATCGAAGCGGGCGTTAGCCACCTGGTCGGCTGGATGCAGGCATCCGGTGGCCTGTTCATTACCCCGCGTGTAGCTGATCAGCACTGGCTTTCCACAGCCAGGACGGTCACCCAGGTTGAGGAGATCCTGGGGCGTCCCTTATCAGGTGCCCGGTCGGTCCTGGACAAGGTCAGGGCAGATCCGTGGTGCCGGATCTCGGTCGATTGGAACGACGTTTGATGACCGACACCCCGCCCGAGGTGGCCGCGCTAGCGACGCATTACGTGTCCACCTATTGCATGCACGCCGCCGAATTGACCGACACCGAGGGCGCCGAGGCGCTACATCGTGCCTGCCGCTTGTCGTGCAAGACGTGTGGTGAGGCGTGCCGCTGCTCGTGCGGCCACCCGTGGGCCGAACTGGAGGAACGATGACCGACCGTTCGGACACCCCGACCGACGTCTGGATGTACCCCACCGACGCCGTCCCTCTCGCCCATAGGCCAGTTTCAGCGTGCCGCCAACCGGAATGGGGCCAGTACGTGTGGGAACTCGAATCGGCTCTGCGTTCCACCCTCGCCGACAACGAACGTCTGCGCCGCCAGTTGCAGTCCGTCGACACCGAACCGGAAGCGGACGATGCCTGACCCGACCCCCACCGTCACCCCCGGCCCACACGACGACCTGCTGGCCTGCGACCGTTCCGACACCGGCTACGAAGGTCCGACAGTGGGCGAACTCATCCGCAACCCACAGGATCTGTCGGAGGAGTCCGCCCGGGCGATCGAGGCGATGTACCGAGCGGTCTATGCGCGGTTGGCGACTGACCAGACCGCCCCCGCCACCCCCGGCCAGTGGGACGACGACCTACTCGACACGGTAGCCATTCATGTCGGATGGCTTCGCCGGGGCGGTTGCGATGACCTGCGTCAAGCGGTCACCGACAACACCCAATCCGCCGACTATCTGGAACGCCTGGCGGCGGCTCTGCGTTCCCAGATCGCCGAGACCGACGAGCTGCTGGCTCTTCTGGGCAAGCGCCTCGCCCAACAGCACGAGGTCGACCGGCTGACCCGTGAGCTGGAGGCCCGTGCCGCTGCCCCCGAACCGCTGTGGCGGGGAACGACATCTGCGATCTTCAGCTTTGGTGAACCAGCGGAAGGCTCTGTGATCGACGGGCCTCGACTCGACGTCCCGCCCGGCACCGAGGTGGCCGTGTTCAGCGCCGACCAGCTGCCAACGACCGTCACCCGCGAGCAGGTGGCACCAGCAGTAGCTCGGACACTCGGCGAGACCTACCTGCCCGGAGAACGCAACACCCTCGCTGACTACGAGGCGGTCACCGACGCCGTCATGGCACTCCTGGAACGTAAGGGGAGCGCCGATGGCGATGAGGCCCGCCCGGAGGAACCCGCCGATGGCTGAGCCCTTCATCAACACGGAAGGCGCCGTTGCAGCCCTGCGTGCGTGGTCCTGTGACGCCGAGGTCATCGAGTTGTGCGACTCCCACGAGCAGCTGCGCATCCTCGTCGCCGAGCTGGAGGACATCGGCGCCGTCAAAGACGAACAGCACGCAGCGATGATAGCGGTGGCTCGCCGGTTGCTAGGCGACTGGTACCCCGACGACGCCGGCAACCGGTGGTGCAATCTCAGGACCGAGATCGACGACCCGCTCGTCTTCGAGCCGATGACCGACGTCGAACGCCAGACGCTCGACGCCCTGGAGGCCGACGATGGATAAGGCCTACGAGTACCGGGGCGAGCGGCGCTACATCGAGGGCGTCCCGTTCGGCGGCTGGCAGGAGACAGGCGACCACTACGTGACCGGCGACGGCCCGCTGTGGGACGGCGACGTCGAGCTATACGACCCCCGCCAGTGGATCGCCGACCACCCGATGGAAGCACTCCGCGTGCTCTTCGGAAACGAAGCCGTCGACCGGTTTCTCGCCGACGCCGAGGAGCCCGGTGATGTGCGCTCACGGTGAGACAGTTCCAGTGCGAGTGAAGATCGATGCCGGTCTGTCCCACTCCGGCCGAACCGAATGGAAGGTAAAGCCAATCGACCGCTGCATTGCCGGTCTTGTCGCCGCGTTGCAGGGCGGAGGGATTGACATGCTCGGTTCCTGTTGCGGTCACGGCCGGAACCCTGGTGAGATCGCGCTGGCTGACGGGCGGATCTTGTCGCTCCCGATCGGAGAGCCCGGATGATGCGCCGTAGCCCGATGCCCCGCGGGAACGGGCTGCGACGCACCGGACCCCCTCAACGCCGTGTGCCGGTCCGTCAGGTCAGCCGTAAACGGCAGGCCGAGCTGGACAACCCGGCACGGGGCGCGGTCCGCGATCGGGTCTTCGCCCGCGACGGGTCCTGTCTGTTGAGACGCTGGGCGGGGATCCCGCCTTGCATCGGTAACCCGTTCACCCCGCACCATCTCCGCAAAGCTGCCCAGGGCGGCCCCTATAACGAACTGAACCTGGTCACGCTGTGCGCCGGTCACAACGACTGGGTGGAGACCTCCGAAGCTGCCGATGTCGTTCACGCGTGGGGGCTCGTGAAACGCAACAGCGACACCTACGCCGACGTGTGGGCCCGTCTGGCTGCTGCCGGGCTGGTCACATACAAGTGGACCGGCCAACCTTTGAGGTCCAAGTGAGTCACCGAACCGATACCCGGCACCTCGAATACGCGATCCGCCACAATCTGCCCGGTGTTTGGGGCGGCGGCACTAGCGAAATGGATCGGCGGATCATCATCCGCCGACGACGTAAACGGACGGCTGCCTAATGGGTGACAAGACAGGCATAGAGTGGACCGAGAGCACGTGGAACCCTTTAGCTGGTTGTTCCCATGTCGGCCCCGAATGCGAAAACTGCTATGCGGCACGTGAGTCAGCGGGCCGCTTCCAGAATCATCCGCTCTATAAGGGCCTGACGTTCGCCGGCAAGTTCAACGGCAACATTCGACTTGCCCCTGACCGTCTCACGCAGCCTCTGAGTTGGGGTCGAGGACGCCGCATCTTCGTGAACAGCATGTCGGACCTATTCCACCCTCGTGTCCCGACCGAGTACATCGCTGAAGTATTCGCGGTCATGGTCCTGGCACGACGCCACCAGTTTCAGGTACTCACGAAACGCCCAACGCGCATGGCCCGATTATTGGCGTCGGACAGCTTCCAAGACATGGTCGACGGCTGCCGGCCGCAACGGTCTCCGCTGTCTTTGATGCCCGACTGGCCAGCCTCGAACATCTGGCTTGGCGTATCGATTGGGATCAATGGTTCTGTGTGGCGGGCTGACAAGCTGCGCCAGGCCCCTGCCGCCATTCGCTTCATCTCAGCCGAGCCCCTGCTCGAAGCGTTACCCGATCTGAACCTGAATGGCATCGATTGGCTGATAGCTGGTGGCGAGTCCGGTCTGAACGCTCGCCCGATGCACCCTGACTGGGCCCGCGATCTCCGCGACCGCTGCCAGGCCCAGGGCGTCGCCTTCCATTTCAAGCAACACGGCGAGTACTTATCTGCCCTTGTGGAAGACGACCCGACCTTTGGAGGTGGGCGGGCCTTCAATCATCCGCTCGGAGGACGTCAATCGGCATCAGTGCGATTGCCTGGCGGCCCGTTCCGGGCGGGCGAATGGCAGCCCATGCGACCGGGTGACGTCACTGTCGGCGGGATTCATATGCTCGATGAATGCACTGTTGCTGTCCGTGTCGGGAAGAAGAAGGCCGGCCGCGTTCTCGATGGCCGCACATGGGACAACTATCCGGGGGTACCAGCATGAACGAGCGTCAGCTGTATGCGCTCACGCATCCACTTAACGGCGCCGACGCGGACATCGCCCCGTACCGGTCGATCCGCCAACATGGCGACGGCACCCTTCTCGTGGTCGTCCTGGCGGTCGACAGGTGAGCACGCCTCAACGATGGGCAGCCGGTCTGGCATGCCTCCGTGTCCCTACAGAACCGCAAGGATCTCATCGACAACGAGCCCTACATCGAACACGCCGCGATCGGCGCGCTCACTGGTGTTGGCGGTCGCCACGAGTGGTGGTGCTGCCCGCGTGGCATCGGCCACCTCCGCGTCCCTGTCACCACAGTCGAGGCGGAACTGATCCCGCCTGGATGCGTCACCACCGATGCCGGCGAAACCGGACCACAACGACCCCGATCTTTGTAGGGAGTCCCTCATGGACCTGAACATCTTCCTGGGCCTTAGCCTCATCATCTGCATCACGGGCTGGGTCGTACAGGCCGCCTTCACGAGCTATTGGCGGGATCGTTGCCTTGATTTCGAGGCGTCTCACCGGCCCCGCCCGAGAGCTATCCGGCAGGTCCCTCAGCCGGCCAAAGCGACAAGCGAAGACACGCTGCGCCTCCGTCGCCCGGTGCGGCCCCGTCACGTACCTGATCGCACGGCAACGTTGCGGCCTATCACGATCAAGGGGTGGCCGGCTCCTACGCCTGTCGGGCTGGCGATATGCCCTCCCAATTGACGGTCCGCGATCAGGTCTTCTATGACGAGGGTTGGTTCCTGGGGCACACCGGCCTAGAGGTCGGTGATGGCTGGAAATTGATGCCGGAGCCATGGCGGCAGGGGTTCACTGACGCCATCGAACGGCGATTGTCGAATCCGTGGCCGACGTTCTCGGTCGTCGTGTACCGCCAGTCTCAGGCTGCGGTCAATCAGGCTGTCCTGCGGTACCTGTGGGAGCCGGCCGTAGGACCCCCGCACGATGAGCTGAACCCGGATGATCAGACCGACGGGGGGCTGTTGGATGCGATGCGCTCGAAGGCGGTACCGGTCACCGATTCGGGCAGCGTCCTGGCCCACATCGAGGATCACCCAAACGAGCTAGTGGTCCGGACTGTCTTGGCGGGCGAACCCCGAACACCGGGAGACGTCGGCCGGTGGCTCGACTCGCTGCCCCGACAGCACCGGGTTGTGGTGCCGGCTGTGGTATCGGCCCGCCTATACGGGATGCTGCAACGCCGCGGGTTCAACCAACAGCATTGGTGGGACGACCGGCTAGGCATCTTCGACCATGGGGCCATGATCCGGGTACCCGAACTGTGATCACCAAAGCCGACTGTCCGTTCTGCCACCACCCCATCACGGTCCGGGGCCGGGGCCCGTGGCCCCTGCAACGCCACGATGTCAACGGTCACGCGGTCGCCTATATCGGCCGGCCATGCTTTCGGCTCTGCGCTGGCAGCCGCGCTGTCCTACCTCTCTACGCCAACCCCTGGGCCCGCATGGCCCGTACACAGGAGCACCCCGTGCATCTCACCGTTTACCGCGAAGTCGAAGCCGACCACGTCAAGCCTGGCGATGTCATCGACTACGACGGCCCTCTCCCCATCGAGACGGTCGAACATCACCTGAACGGCGTTCGGCTACTTGGCCGCCGTCGCCCCAGCAGCCGTCGGACACCGGTTCAGTGCAAGCCCGGCGAACGTCTGCGTGTGTTTCCCACTCCCGCCCAGGAGGTCGAGGCTTGGGAGATGCTGAACGCTGCGGTCACGGATACTGCCAGCGCCTGGCGCCGAAACGAACAGGACGTAGCCGAACCCGGCGCCGATCTCGTGGCGGCGCCCGTCGAATCGTCGGACATCGCCGGCAACCTTCAGATAGAGGCGGCCCTCCGAGACGGTTGTTTCACGCTCCGCCACGACACTCCTGTCACGCCCGAGGAACCCGCGACCCCCAGCCCCGTCGACCTCGACCAGGACTACGAACCGATCGCGGTTGATGGGTGACCAAAGCCAACCCGACCCCGGAACGCGAGTTCCAAAAGACATTGGTCGGCGTGTTGGAACTGTTCGGCTACCAGGTGAACCACACCTATCCGCTGCGCACAGAGCATGGCTGGCGGACCGGCACTACCGCGATCGGTTGGCCCGATCTCACAGCGGTACGCCCACCCCGGCTGCTCGTGATAGAGGTCAAGGGCGAACACACCCCCCTGGAAGAAGCACAACGTGCTTGGCTGTCCCTGTTCGCCGGGATCCCCTGCGCCAGGGCGTGGGTACTACGTCCCACCGATCCGCCATGGCCGGACGTACAGGCATGGATCCGCCGCCCCAAGGAAGCCCCCCGTGTCTACGGGTTCGATCTCACCCCTGATCCGCTGCTGGCATTGGCGAACGTCCGTGCCGAAAAGGCCCGGCGCCGTGCAACGAAACGTCAGCAGCGGAGCAATCCGCCCGCCGCCCCGACCCTTCCACTAGACACAGACCAACCGCGCTAACGTAACGGTGCTTACGACCGACTAAGAGGAGCCCGTGATGGGATTGGACAGTTTCGAGGGGCATGACGTGATCGCGTCGGGTGTGGAAATGCCCGGCGCCAGCGGCGGCCTGAATAAGGCGCTGCGGGTCAGTGACCTTCAGCTCCACCATGGAGACCGTGTCACCCTGGTTCTCGATTGCGAAGTCGTGAAGCTCCGATTCGATGAGGTCAAGGACAGCGACTCGTTGGAACGCATCCATGTGCTGCGCGTCCACAACGCTGCCCCCATCGACGGTGACGTTGTTGTCGAGGTGCTCGAACAGCAACGCAGGCGTGTCGAAGAGGCCAAGGGCGTTCAGAGCTTGCCCTACGCCGACGTTGACGAACCCGACGCCCAGGACTAGACGGGTCCCTTGGCCACCCTGATGACACCCGCACCGTCGGATATCCCGACCGAGGCTCAACCGGTCCTGGCTGAGATTGAACGCATGTCAGCCAGGATCATCGAACTGGAGAACGAACTGGGCATCGACCCAGCCCATAAACGGGACATCAGCGGGGGCCTCTACCAACAGCGCCTCCAGCTCTACGCGAAAGCCCGAGCTCTGAAAGTCCCCTATCCAGTGATCGGTAGCGCGGCGGATACCTCGGGTGAATCGGTGCGGGCAGCGATGCACAAACACAACCGCAACCACAGCCCGTAACCGCGGTAACATCTCTGTCGTGGACCCCACCCTCGAACAACAAACGGCGCTAAACCTGTTCTCTACAGGCGACGATCTGGCTATCGAAGCGGGGGCTGGCACCGGCAAGACGACGACGTTGCAGATGCTCGCCCGTTCAACCCAGCGGCTGGGTACCTACCTGTCGTTTAACCGGGCAATCGCCAACGAAGCGGCCCGCAAGATGCCGATGTTCGTGCAGTCGTCCACGATGCACAGCTTGGCGATGCGTACGGTCGGGCGTCGACTACGCCACCGTTTGGATGCTCCCCGGTTGAACGGCTGGCAGCTCGCGAAACGTATGGGCGTCGGACCGGTAGCGATGCAGACAGGCACTCGTAGCAAGGTGCTACAGCCCGGGTTTCTTGCCGGTCATGTGATGAAGGCTGTTGCCCGGTTCTGCCAGTCTGCTGACGATGAACCTGCCGTCGGCCATTTCCCGTACATCGAGGGCATCGACCTACGAGACAGTGCCGGGGCCCGCACCTGTAACAACAACCGCGAACTAGCCAAGCTGCTGCTGCCTCATCTGCAGGACGCTTGGATTGACCTGACCGACCCGAACGGCCGGTTGCGGTTCTCCCATGACGTCTACCTGAAAGTCTGGCAGCTCGAACGGCACGAGATCCCAGGCGACTACGTCATGCTGGACGAAGCTCAAGACGCCAACGGGGTCATGCTCGCTGCCATGACGAACGCTGCTGCCGCCGGCAAACAGGTCGTGTACGTCGGCGATACCCAACAGCAGATCTACGAATGGCGTGGCGCCGTTAACGCTCTCGCCAATGTTGACGGTAACCGTGCGTTCCTGACGCAGTCGTTCAGGTTCGGGCCGGCTATCGCCGAGGTAGCGAACTGCATCCTTGAGCAACTACATGCTGAGCTGAGCCTGACTGGCACGGACAGCATCGACAGCACGGTCGGCACCCTGACGGCCTACGACGCGGTGCTGTGCCGCACCAACGCGACAGCCGTCAATTCGGTGCTAGCGCTGCAACGCCGCGGTTTGCAGCCGTTCCTTGCGGGCGGCGCCTCAGAGATCGTGGCATTCGCTAACGCAGCTATCGCCCTACAGAACGGCGAAAAGACCTACCACCCTGAACTGGCGTGTTTCGACACATGGCGCGAAGTTCAGGAGTACGTAGAACAAGACCCGCAGGGCGACGAACTACGGATGATGGTCTACCTGCTGGACGAATACGGCCCTCAGATCGTCCTGGACGCCCTGACGGGCCTTGTCGGGGAGGATCAGGCCGACGTCATCGTTTCGACCGCTCACAAGGCAAAGGGACGTGAATGGGGCCAGGTGCATATCGCCCCTGACTTCGATGACGGCGAAGGCGAGACCGGTCTACAGCCCGCCGAGTGGCGGCTGTTGTACGTGGCTTGCACCCGGGCCCGGCATGCGCTCGATGTCACCTGGTGCAAACCCGTCCGCGATCTACTCGCCCGCCCTGTGCTAGCCCCCAACTAGGGAGGGACCATGGACCTTGCCACTATCGACATCAGTCCCGAAGAAGCCAAAGACCGTCTCGCTGACTATGAGGAAGCCCTGCGCCGCGAGCGGTCTGCTGAGGACGAAGCGATCGCGGCGGGCTACCGGGCCGCAGCCAGGGGCCTGCCGGTCATCTCGCTCTCCCAGACGATGGCGGCCGGTGAATGGTTCCCCAACGGCCTGCCCCGCCTCGCCGTGTGCCGCGCTGACGCCCACGAGTGCTACGTCCGGGTCCACGGGCGGACCAGCGACCGGCGCTCCGTGACGTTCACAGACCGGGAGTGGGACCGTGGCCGTGCCCGGATCGGCGCCTACCGCGTCCAGGTCGACATGCCCCGCCCGGCTGTCGTCACCAACGAAGCGTGGCGTGGCCGCACGATTGTTCCGCTCGTCCCGCCCCAACACCGGCCCCGCCGCCCACGCCTCGGCCGCTTCCACATCCTGTGGGAGGTCGAACAGTGGACGCTGATCCCGCCACGCGACCCCGCGCTTCTCCGCCATATCCAGGGTGACCTGTGGGCTGTGATGGCTGTGTGGGATCTGACCGACCTGGAACGGGCAGTCCTGTTCGCCCGTGGCGATTCGTGATGCCCTATCGTCAACAGCGGTGATAGGCCGTTGACGGCAGGGCAGGAGCGGGATCTATGGGCGTAAAGGTCAACTATCGGGCCGACCAGGCCGACCGCAATTACGGGCGTAGCACCGGCCAGGTCTTCCAGAACGTTGACCAGGCCCTGCAATTCCTTCGCACCATCCCGCTAGCGGATCTGGTCAGCATCACCGATGAAGTGACCGGGCAGGCAGCCCTGCCAGGCGTCCTCAACCTGGCTACCGCCCTGCCTGGCAATGTTCCCATCAACAAGTTCACCTACATCCCGGAGGGATGGGGCGATCAGTGGCGAATCGCCCGAGACCAGGCCCCTAGTCGCCTGGTGAAGTTCCAAGCGTGGGGGGATAGCAACACCGTCGGGGATGGGTCCACGGATCGCATCAACCGGGGATGGTTCGGCCTAGTCGGCGATGTCCTCAAGACCAAATACGGCGATGGCGGCTCGGGCTACCTGACATACGCCACAGCTCCCACCTCGACCGGCACATGGACTGCCGAGCAAGGGTTCAGCGGCGCTGCCGGTCGGGCAACCGCGGCAGCCACGAAATCGTGGGTCAATATCCGGGGCACCACAATCCGGATCTTCTACCGCAACATCGGTGTCGTCGGAGTGCTCCGATACCGCATCGACGGCGGCAGCTTTACCAACATCACTCCACCGACTGCACCAACCGGTAACGAACCCGGGTTCGTTGAGGTCACCGGCCTCGCCAATGTCCCTCACACGCTCGACATCGAATGGGTATCCGGCGCGATAGTCCTGCACGGCATTCAGGGCTCGTACAACACCGGGATTGCCACCTACCGGTGTGCCCAGGGGAGCCGTGCCGGCAGTGACTACTCGATGAACGAGATCCAGCGGCTCCAGATCACCACGGCGGGCACGACCACGATCACAGCCGCGGCGCCCGGTTCGTTTACGCCGTTCATGCAGAACAAGTATCTGTCCAGCCCCACCCTGGCTCCGGGCACACAGATCACCGCGGTCGCGTCGGCCACATCTGCGACGATCGCTCCCGCGGCGACCGGTTCGGCCACGGAAACCGCGATCCTCGGGTTCAACCCGTCGACCTCCGCGACGGTCCCCTACTCCACTGTTGAGGCGTCCCCATCGTTCGGTTTCGGCCGTGCCGATGTGCTGATGATTCTGCTCGGCGTCATCGACGCCCAGTCCGCCACCAACACCGCGGCCAGTTTCCGTAACGGCTTGTCCCACATCATCAGCGCTCACACATTCGGCCAGGCCGGCGCCGCCTACACCTACGCCCCTGACGTCATCGTCATTGTCGAGCACACCGGGTTCAGTCTGGGCTTCGATGTCGATCTCGAATACTCCGAAGACGCCGCTGTGGTCCGCGACATCGCTGAGGCCTACAACGCCGCTGTGATCGACTTCTGGGCTATGGGCCGACACTCGTTCCAAGGTGCAACCGACATGGGCCTACTGGCCGATTTCGTGCACATGTCCAACGCCGGTCACGCCACCGTCGCACGCGCAGTCCTGAACGTCCTGGACGCAGCATGAAAGACGGGATGACGAACAGCTGATCTAACGCCGAAGGCCAAGGAGGCCGACGCAATGGCAAACAGCAGCAGCATCGTCTATCAACCAGCATCCCTCCGGGCAGCCGCCCGGTCTGTGACCGACCGGATCCGTGCCGGCTTCCAACCCTGGGTAGGCCCTGACAGGAAACAACGCTGGGCCCGTGTCTCTGGTAGCCGCATCGAAGAGGCACCTATCACCCCACCCGAAGGTGTCGTGCTTGATGAACTGGCGTTCCTGAACGAACACCAACCAGCTGGCGCGCTGCATTGGCATCGCCTGTTCGGCATGTGGCGTTCCCATCGTCACGACAACGGCAACAACGCTCACTCCCACTACGTTGGGGGCCCGAGCTTGCAGGCAGGAGAAATCGACACCCCATGACATCGATCACCCCAGGCGATGCCGGTACCCGCTGGATCGAATACGAGCCGGTCGGCTCCCTGAAACCCCACCCGGACAACCCCAAGGGTCACGCCCTCGACGCGCTGGTCGCCGCGGTCGAACGATTCGATTACACAGAACCTGTCCTCGTCTGTGAACGCACCGGCTACATCGCAGCCGGTCATGGCCGCACCGAAGCCATCATGCGTCGTCTTGCAGCGGGCGATCCTCCGCCCGATGGAGTGGCCGTCGCCGCGGACACGGGGGAATGGCTTGTCCCTGTGGTGCATGGCTGGTCCAGCACCGACGATGACGAACTGCGCTTCTACCTGTTCGCATCGAACCATCTCGGGCCCGCGGGCGGCTGGATAAACGATGTCCTCGCGCCGCTCCTTCAGGATCTCGCCGAGGCCCCGGCCGGTCTGAACGGCACCGGTCTGACCAGTGACAGTCTGGACGCCCTGCTCGCCGAGGTCACGCAACCCGACTTTCAACCAGTCGACCCCGCTGATCAGCCCCGCCTAGACCGCAAGTTTCACCTGGTCTGCAACAACTGCGGCGCTGCGGTTGATCCGGCAGCAGCCGAACGCGTCGAACAGTGACACTGCTGGTGGCGCCGTGTTCCCGCGACGCTGCCCTACACGCCACCCGATGGTGGCACTACTCCCGATCCATGCCGCTAGGGCGGGTCATCTGCTACGGGGCCTGGTGGCAAGGCGAATTCAGAGGCGCTGTCGTCTATGCCAGAGGCAACAACCGACATTTAGGCAAGCCCTACGGCCTGTCCGACAGCCGGCATGTCGTAGAGCTATGCCGCATCGCCCTGGACGATCACCCCGAGTTTCCTGTTACCCAGGTCGTCGCCCGAACCCTCAGCCAACTACAACACACCAACTCTGGACTACGGCTCGCCCTATCCTTTGCTGACCCTGAGCACGGCCACGACGGTGCCATCTACCGGGCCGGGAACTGGATCTACTTAGGCCGCACAGAGCCCGTCCGTTACTTCTTGCATCGCGGCCGATGGGTGCACCAACGAGACGTGACCGGCGCACCGCAGTTCCACAGTCGAGCATCAGGGATCCATCACCCCAATGTCGGCGGCAACCAGTCGCATATAGACATCGCGGCCCTCCCCTTCCGCGAGGCCTCCCCCAAGCACCGCTACGGCTACCCCTTCGACCGGGCCATGCGCCGCCAGTTGACCCATCTGTCAGTACCGTTCCCCGGGCAACGGTTGAAGATCGCTGAATGATGGATCAGCTGATCGTGGCCCCCTGTTCGCATGACGCCGCTAAGCACGCGGTGATGAACTGGCACTACAGCCGGGCCATGCCTACCGGCAAATTCGTGAAGCTAGGCGTTTGGGAAGACTCCCGATTCATCGGGGCAGTGCTATTTGGGCGGGGGCCGGCCCGTCAGCTCGGTAATCCGTTTGGGCCAGCCCGGTACAGGCCAGTGAGCTGGTCAAGGTTGCCTTAACAACTCACGACAACCCGACCAGCCAAATCGTTGCGAATGCTGTCGGAGTCCTACGAAGATCCAACCCAGGGCTCCGGGTTTTGGTGTCGTTCGCTGATGAGGCCCAGGGCCATCATGGGACGCTCTATCAGGCGTTGAACTGGGTCTATACCGGATCGGTCTCCCAATCAGTGGTGTGTGTCCATGGACACCCAGTGCATAAGAAGAGCTTGTGGCGCCGCTATGGCACAGTCCGTATCGACTGGATACGCCAGAACGTGGATCCGCATGCGACGTGGGAGATGCAGCCGCCCAAGCATCGCTACGTGTTCCCTCTCGACCGGGCAATGCGTAAGACCGTGACTGCCATGGCATTACCGTACCCACGCGGCCGAGGGCTCGAAGGTGAGCCGCTGGTGTCCCACACCAGAGGGGCGGGTTCGATCCCCGCCGGCCGCTCCATCCGTTAGCGCGGTTGCGGTTCGGTGTTTCGCCGTGTACTGTCGACGCATAGCCACTCAGGGGAGCCAACGGAGGCCCTTGGGGACAGGCCCGCTATTTGAAAAGCGAAGAGACGCAAGCAAGACGCATCAAGCGCGCGATCACACAAGATCTCGCTGCGTCGCAGATCACACCAGCCGGCAGCGGCCCGATAATGGGACCGCGGGGTGAGCACGAGCCCCCCAGTGGGGAGTGCATGGGACGATACCTACGACGCAGCATCGCAGGGCTTGGGCGAGGCCAAGACACAGAAACCGTTCGATGATGGCTGTCGACGTCCGCGCAGGACCGTAACCCGCCTTACGAGGTGGCTAACCGGACCCAACGACAGAGGCTTAGGACGGCAGACGGGCACTTAGGTGCCCCGGAGGCCCATGACCCCAAGCCTTGCTCGCATTCCCTGGCCTTTGGATGACACCCGCTCCGTGAGTCACGTTCAACGTCATCGAGCCTCCGGGCCATGGCAGGACATTGACCCCTCCGGTTTGGTGAGAAGCCCCCCGTGCCGGGGGATGCGAGCAGGGAGGACCCCTGCATTCCCGTGGAAAGGACCCCCATGAACACCATTACTCACGTTCGCGCCAAGCTGTCTTGCCATCACACGGTCGAAGTTCCCGAAGGTCAGCCTGAAGGGGCGACGGTCGGATGCGAGAAGTGCCCTACCGGCAAGGACGGCGAAGTCCGCACGCGGCGCATCAAGCGCCTTCTGGGCGCCTGCCCGCCTCCCGAGGTCATTGAGACTGTCGGCAACATCAGTGACGGGCAAGTCGCCATCGCAACCGTGCCGACCGAAGATGCTGAGCTGGTCGCCCAGCTGGAGGCCTCTATCGCAATGGTTGAGGCGGCCAGGCCTGCTGAGGGCCGTATGGAGCGCCTGGAGTTGGCCAAGGCAGAACACGAGGCCATAAAGGCGTGGAATGCAGCTGGCCGGAAAGGCTCCAAGCCCGTCACCCCCAACCTCGATGCGATGAACGCTGACTACGCGGCGGGTGTGAAGCCCTCGAAACGGGCCAAGTCGTCCAACCCGCAGGTCACCCCCGTGCGCAAGGCCGGTCACCGGTTCTTTCGTCGTGGTAACCCGTTCACAGATCGGGAGAACAAGCTGTCCAACATCGCTTGGCAGGCCACGAAGGGCCTGGGCGAGAACGGAGGCCGCTTGGACACAGTGCAGCTCACCCAGCTGCTCGCCGACAACGGCATCACGGACCCGTATAACACCGAGTGGGCCCTGACGTTGGCGAACGGTGTCACGATCGAGGCCCGCATCCTCACCGATCAGCCTCCTGCCTGACACCCCATTGCCGCGGATCTGTTAGCGCGGCTACGGTAGGGTTCGCTTAGCAGCCGCACCCCTGGAGGGCGCCCCACCTACAACAGAATTCCCCTAGCGAACGCAGGGTCCGGGAGTTTCCCTGGATGGTCAGTCCCGGACCTTGCACGCAGCCACCAGCTGTCCGGTAAACGCGCACAGCCGGATCACGAAGAGGTTGGTGGCTGCGTGCAGGGAGGACCCCTGCATTATTTCCCGTGGAAAGGAATCAACATGCCCGCATTCTTCGATTGTGGTTTCTCGGTCCGTCAGCCCATGTGGCATGGCGCTGGTGTCGTCTTGGACGACTACCCCGAGGATTGGGATGCCGCCCGTCTGGCCGCTGGCCTGATGTGGGAACCCACCCCCAAGCCCGTCTATACGCAGCACCTGCTGACCGCCGTTCAGGCGGAGGCTCTGATCGCCGACGGTGGCGAAGCCCATCGAATCGACCAGCCGTCCTACTCGAACCCGGACGCCAAGTACCGGTACATGGTCGCCGAATCCGACTTCCAGGCCATCGCCCGGGACGACACCGGCGACGTGCTGGCGGTGCCCGGTTCCGGTTTCAAGGCCGTGACTCACGCTCAGATGGGCGAGGTCATCGAAGCGGTCCTGGAATCCGATCAGGGCGTCAAGTTCGAGACCGCTGGCAGTTGCCGCGGTGGCCGCCAGGTGTGGGCGCTTGCCTACCTGGATGAGCCCTACCAGATCGGCGGAGACAGCAGCCCGATCTATCCGTTCCTGGCGTTCCTGAACGGCCATGACGGCTCGGCTGCCTGCAAGCTCCCGATCACCGACGTGCGGGTTGTGTGCTGGAATACCTGGAACGCAGCCGCTGCCCAGGGTGACCGCACAGGCGCCCAGTACGTGTTCAAGCACGTCGGGGACATCTCCCAGCACATCGAGGACGCCAAGGACGCCCTGAAGCAAGTGCGTGAGGACTCGAAGGCCACCCGGGCCCTGTTCGAGGAACTGGCCAAGGTCCCGGTGAACGACGATCAGGTCAAGACGTTCACGCAACTGTTCCTGCCGTCGCCGGCCGACAAAGGCGATTTCGTCTCGGAGCGTGTCGCCGGGAACATCGCCAAGGCACGGGCCAAGTTCATCCATCTGCATGACGAGGCGATCACGACCGACGGGATCCGCGGCACGGCCTACGGGCTGCTGCAAGCCTCTACCGAGTACCTCGACCATGTGCGTGGCTTCCGCAGCAACGACACCTACATGGGCCGCACGTTGCTGAAGCCCGAGAAGCTGAAGGCGGAGGCCTTGGCGCTGATCGGGGAGATCACGAGCAACTAGTTCCCCGCCACCAGCAGGGCACGGGACACCCCGTCCACGCCCCGTGCCCTGCGTGAGCTGTACCGACCGGCATTACAGCGGACCGGTCGGTACAGCTCACGCAGGGAGTTCCCTTGCATGCGAGACGCCCGGGTTGCTGATGCCGCGCAGCATTAGCCGTCGGGCTAGCACGATCGTGAAAGCACCCCTAACCGGACTCGCTGGATGATCCGGGCGCCTCGATATCAACCCCCAGCGATCACAACCCCCGTGGAAAGGACACCCAATGCTCAACGACATCGCCAAGCTCCCCAAGTGGGCGCAGATACACATCCGCGATCAGGCAGCCAAGATCAGCCGCCTAGAGATTCAGGTCACGGACATACAGCTCGCCCGCAACGCGGGCGCGAGCGATACCGAAACGTTCGTGGACCACGTCATCCCCCATGACGACGACCCGCAACGCTTTCAGCGGCTGCCGCGAGGCGCACACATCGTGTGGTGGACAGGCGAGGGCTACCCCGTCCCGCACTTCGGCCGCATTGGCGCCTATTGGAACTTCAGCGAGCAGGCAGTGGTGCTCACTACTTCCGGTGCGGGTCGTCTCTCGGTCGAACCGCAGATGAACAACTGCGTACTGATCCGGGAGACGGGCCGATGAGCGACGACCGCAACACCGAACGCCGTCAGCTTCGAGTCGTCAAGGTCGAGGGACTGCGAGACAGCGGCTGGGTGGAGGTCTCCGCTGATGACGGCGGAAACAACACGGTCACCTACACGACCACAGCCGACCGGGCGCCCCGTGTGGGCGTCAACGTCAGCGTCTACATCGAGGTCATCCGATGAACGCTCTCACAGCGATCGCTGAGGCCCGCGCCGAGTTGTCCGCTCTATCTCGCGGGCCCGGTATGGCCCTGACAGCCGACACCCCTTCGATCCGCTATGCCGGCCGTGACGGCTGGATAGCGGCCCGTAGTGGCGCTTTGGGCCCCGAGGCCCGGGTGTTCAGCACTCTGAGCCTGGCGTTCGCGTTCACAGAGGCTGCACGGTGATCGGCTACCAGCCCAGGCACATGGCGTCGTCTGAGACGGCCTATGTTGCCTTGTGCGGCGATCGACAGGTCCGCCATAACGGCACCTTCCCGACGATCGGCCAGGCCGCTGACTGGACAATCAACGGCCTGTGTTGCCTCGGCCGTCATCGCGTCATCCTCGCGGATATGTGCCCGACTCAGCTCGGGACAGCCGACGGGTAGCATCCCCTAAGACCGCTACCGGGCTTCCTCCGAGGTTCGGGCGGGCTCCTTCCACGGGAGTTAGACACACCCCCACGACCTGTGCCTCACCCGGCCCTCCAGTCGTGGGGGTGTGTCGCGTCTAGGCTTAAGCCCGTCTCACAACCATGAACCATGGAGCGGACGCGGGGGACACTGGTGCTTTCGCCTGGTGCCGCGGTGGTAGATGCGATGATCCGGCCACAGTGTGAAGGCCGGGGAGCCAAACCACTGAACCCCCGCACCTCTACTCTCAACACACATGCAACCCGACCCCTGAACTTCCAACACTCGGAGTATCCGATGATCCGTCGCCTTTGGTCTCGTCGGGCCCGCCGCCGGTTGCGGCGCCGGGCGATAGGGGTGCAGTTGCCACCCGAGCAGGCCGCTCAGCTGAACACGACAGCGTGGCGACGGGCTGACGGCCAGGACGTTCGTGCGTCGACGTCACCGGTCCGTTACCGTCTGTGACCATGGCGAACGGACACGGCGGTAGACGACCAGGCGCAGGGGCTGTGCCCCGCAACCTGCACGACGTCATCGACCGTCGTGAAAACAACGACGGCACGGTCACAGAAGTAACGGTCCTGGACCGGATCGAAGAAGCCATGCGTTCGGGCGGGTTCCTCCACGACGCCGCGGCCCGTGTCGGTATCACTGTTGAGACGTTGCGGGACTGGCGCCGCCAGGGCGTCCGAGCCCACCTGGACATCTTGAACGGCCGCAAGTCCCGGTCGGAGTTCAAACCCCGCGAGCTGGACTACCTGGACATGGCCCTCCGTATGGAGAAAGCGGAGACCGACGCCCGCCTGTTCCTGCTCGGTACCGCCCAGCAGCTGGCCCGTGGCGGTATCCCCCAGGTGGAACGCACAGTTCGCACGGTCCCCGCCCGGAACGGCAAACCGGAAACGGTAGAGACGATCGAGAAGACGACAGCGACGTTGCCGGACGCCGGCACGATCCGCTGGCTGCTCTCTCACCGTTGGCCCAACGACTTCGCGGGCCGTGTGGAGATCACCGGGCCCGAGGGCGGACCTATCCAGCACGACACCACAAACGCGATCGGCAAGCTCCGCGAACTGATCGGCAACACCCAAACCAACCAGCAGCCCGCACCGGAACCCACCGGCAACGGACACCACTAGCCCCCCAGGACACGCACCCCATGTTGTTCCGCCGCAGACCCCGGATCCCCACCGTGAATGAAATGTCGATCCGCCACTACCTGGAGTGCGATACCTGCGAAGCGACTGGCCCTGTGTACGGCACCGTCCAACACCCGGGTTGTGACGGCATCCCGTTGCTGCGTCACGAGGTCTTGAATCCATGGTGGGAGGACGGACCGACCATCACTAGCCCCTGTAGCTCAATGGATAGAGCGACGGGTTCCTAACCCGAGGACTACAGATTCGATTCCTGTCAGGGGTGCAACGCCCGCAAGTCGGCCGGTGCTGGCTGCCCGACCGGACGGGCTACCGCCAGCACGTCACGGTGAACCTGCCGCCAGCAGGACCCGTAAACGGCTGACGGCAGCCCAGCGGGCGCCCACTAACATCCCCACCCGGTAGCCTGCCGGTGGGCATCCATGCGGCAGGGGTGCCCCCGAGCTGCCCAGGGGCCAGGGTACGAAGCGGGTAGCTCCCGCGGGACACTGGCAATCCCGTCGACTCGGAGGGAACCGCCGATCGCCCTTGGCCTGGAGATGCACTGGACCAGGGGCGCGGCCTACCAGCCCCGGCACCTATACTCCGCCCCGCCACGATGATGATGATGGTGATTGCGAGACCAGGGGACCGGGCCCTAGCTCGGCAGCGCCACGGACCCCGTCCCCTGGCCCCTCCCCCTGCTAGCCTCCCTAACCGGGCGTGGACGGCCGTCTGACCATTGAAAGATGGCCACCCGCTTGCTGGACGAGACCTTGCACTCGCTCAAGCGGTTGCCGCCGCGCAGCGGCTCAAGGCGACCGACACGCCCCAACCCCCTTAACCCCCAAACGCAACCGCGGTAACATGACCGGCATGCGTTCCCGCGACGTCGCCGATCTCGCCGGCATCAGCTACAGGCAACTCGACTATCTAACCCGACACCCCGAATCCCCCATCAACCATGACCCAAACGTCGCCTACCGCGGCTCCGGCGTCTATCGCGAATGGACACCCCATCAGGCAGTACGCCTCCTCCTAGCAGCCCACCTCTCCGCCGCGACCGTCGCCATCACCGACAACGGCAGCCCTTTCAACGCCTACGCCTTCGCGCTGCTCCGCTACAACGACCCGATCCCCACCACAGGATGGGTCGCCTGTAACACCGAACCCGACGCAGGACTCGAATTCTCGTTCGCGGACAACCCCGTGGACCTGATGGCCGCGATCGAAACGATGCGCTCCGCTCTGGTCACCGCCTACGACCTGCAAGAACTCGCCACAGCACGCCGGCCCCGCTACCGCAAAGACGACCGGGCCTACGCCCTGCTGGTCCACGAGCTGATCACCGCGGCAGCCCGGCCCTGCCAGCCGACTCCCGCATGACCGTTGACACGCAGCCGGCCCCTAGCCGGCACGTCACCGATGTCCGCCACGACATCTGCCACCTGACCTGCTGCTACGACAGGAACACGGCCCTATGCGGGATGGACGTCACAGATACTCCGGTCGGCTCTCCTGACGACCCTGTCTGCATCACCTGCGACATGACCGACTGCCCGTATCTGTGCCCTCCGCTGCCGGTCGACTAGGAGAACCCCCGTGAAGTTCCACGAGATCCCCAACGGCACATACGTGTTGCAGTGCCCGGACTGTCTTGAATTCTTGGCGTTCCATCCCGCTGACCTCGACCGCGCCGAACAGGCGACCGCCGATCACCAACAGCTATGCACCCACACCCCGGACGGCGAGGCCAGGGCCTGCACGTTGGGCGGGTTTCAGCACTGCCATTGTTCGGGCATGTCGGGGGTGTGCTGCTGGTGCGGCGCAGATCTGGAGACCATGGGCTGATGGGTGGCATCAAGTTCGTTGGCGCCACGGACCTCACGGAAATGGTGGTGATCGCGCATACGCCTCGCGGTACTGCTGTCGTGCTGGGTACCACAGGGGAGACGGGTGTCTTGGAGGCGGCTTCGGAGATCGTGCGCAAACAGGCCGACTTCCTCGGTGTCGACAGACTCGACGTTGTTATTGACGTTGCCCATTCGCAAGTCAGGCAGGTCAGGGACGTCTACACATACGAGGGCTCGTGATCATTCACCCCGTCTACACGCTGCACGTCCGGCTGATCGACCCGCCAGACGACCCTGAGCGGGCCTGGACGCTCGCCCTGACGGCTGACATGGCTAATTGCCTGATGCAGGCTCCGAGCGAGTGGGCGGCTTTCTGGGAGGCAATGCAGAGCATCGTCTGCCAGTACCTCGAACTCCCTGCTGGTGTGCTCGCCTGGACGGTAGAGCCCTACAACCCCGCCAACCTCCGCTACCAGGACGTCCATCGATGACACAGCCGACCGAGTATGTGCTGCACGCGGAACTCCTAGTTCCCCGCTCTAGCCAGGGCCTGCCGGCCCGTGTTGTTGCGCTGGGTCTACAGAACAGCTGCGTAATGACCATCCCCCCGAGCGTCCTGAACCTGATCGAGGCCGACAATTGGCCGATCGTCGGGGCGATGCTGCAATGCCCCATGTGCGCCGCTATGCACGTCGATCCGTCGGAGCTGGCCTGGTGGATGGCACCTATCAGAGACGAGAGCGACGATGACACAGCCGACTGAGGACCACCCGAAACGCTCCGTCCTGGAGGGGCTGAGGAACTGGCTGGTCCTGTTCTGGCCGACCTGCCCCGCGTATGACCCGGACAACCGTGACGGCTACGACCGGTGCCGCCGTCTGCGCTGGCACGGGGGCCGTCATCACACCTGGGGCCACCACTCATGGAAGTGACCTGGTGGGTTCACTGGCGGCTACGCAGTCTCGGGCTGCAATGCCGGGCCATCGGCTACTGCGGCCCCGGACGGGTGCCTGTCCGCTGTCAACGCCTGGTGCATCTGAGAGGGGAGCACGTTGGGTTTAGTCACTCTTGGAAGTGAGATCGTTCGCGTGGGCAATAACGATCGCGTAGAAGTGACCTTGCCTCACCGGCCGGAGACCGCTACCGCCCGGTAATTATCGACGGAGAGTGATATTCGGGCCATGTTCACCCTTGACAGTTACGACGTGTGGGACGTGTGGCCCGCCGCGACTCGTGTGCTGATGGCTCTGATCCGGGTGTATGCCCGTGATGGTCGGGCCACGGTCAGGTCAGTCGCTGCGGAGGTTGATCTGGGAGCGTCGACAACGTTGGCTCATCTGCGCCGGCTGCGCCGGTTCGGGTTGGTCGACTGGGCTGATGGTCAGACGGGCACTCTCCGCCCGCTGGTCGGCCCGGTGCTGTTCCTTGGGGATTGGCCGTGCCCGGTCTGTCACGACGAGTTCCCGAGAGACCATCACGTGTGTATGCGGGACTGGATCGAAGCGACGTCGGCCCGCTGATGTTGTTCGATGGTGGGCCCGGGATCCTGTGTTCTGTGTGTCGGCAGGCCAAGCCCCGTCACGCCTACGGCTTCCGTGAGCGTCCCGGTGGTCTGCCGCCGCTGCACTTCGAGGCTGACTGTGGGCAACCCGTCTGCGACGACTGCAAGGAAACCCGACCTGATCCGTGACCGCGGTAACATGCCGGGTGCGTTCTCACCCCATGGAGGATCTATGAAGGACGACCCCACTCTCCCCAAGCCCCGGTCGGCTGCTCAGATCAAGTGGGCTCAGATGCCCGGTCAGGCCCGGTACACGTTGGTTGTCGTGCTCGGGTCCGCGGGCGTGGTGCTGGTGTCCGGCGCGTTGGCGGTGTCGGCCCGCCTGCTCGAATGGGGAGGGCTGATCGGTGGCTGAGCCCGCCAACGCTGAGCCTGTAAGGGACCCCGCTGAGATCCGCATCATCGTCCGTTCCTGGGTCGTCTTTGTGGCCGCGTTAGTGACCATGTTCGGGCTGGCCATAGCGGGCACGATCGCGGCGGGAATCGGGTTCTATCAGCTGCTGCACAGCCAAGCCCCCAACCCGCTGACCTTCATGGCGCCCATTGTCTGTGGGGTGTTGGTGATCGTGGTTGCTCGGAGCGCTGAGGACACGATCGCCCGGTACGAACGCCGGTTAAGGCGCCGGTCGTGAACCGGTTCTCTGCTCTCGCTAGGTGGTTCGCTGAGGCTGGCCGGGATGTCGTTGCGGTCGCTGGAATGGTGCCCGCTGGTCTGGCTGGCGCACACGCTGCGATACGGGCGAAGACCGACGAGGAAGACGCCTGGCTCCGCCTTCAGGCCGTGTGCTCGCCCGAGACGTTCGGGGATTTTCTGTACGTTGCTGAGGAACGAGCCCGGTCGATCGAGCGCAGTTGGGCTACCGGGATCCATTGTCCCCGAAGACTGGACGATGGGTTCGCCTATGAGACCCCGTTGGCGGCCGCGTACCGTTCCGTTACCCAGGACATCATGTGGACGGGGCGCGAGATGCCGTCGCTCGGAGAATCGCAACGCTGATGCCCCTGACCCTCAGGAAACTGCTGTGCCGGATCCTGGGTCACAAAGGACAGCTCATAGACATGCGCCCGGACCCTGGGCTAACTGTGATCAACAGCGCTGGCCTCGATGTCGCTGTGCCGCTTGAGTGGTGGCGTTGCACCCGTTGCCCACACCGTTGGGAACACACCAGATCGTTCGTCTACATGCCCTAGAAGGAGAACCCCACCAATGACCCCCACCCTCACCCCTGTACCGGCGGCGTCCGCTGACGGCAAGCTGATCTACCCGGATGAGGCCGAACGCGGCGAATACGTCATCGTGGCCACTTCCGACCTGAGAATCTGGCTAACCAACCGGCACGTCGACGGGCCTGACATTCAGGAATGGCTGAAGGCGCACGACTTCTTCCCTGACTACAGAGCAGTCCGTCGTACCGAGCCGTCCGATGCAGCCGATGTGTTCACCACTGAGCTGGGCGATTCCGAACTCGACGCCCTGGTCGCTGTCTCCTACTTGCTCAGCAACCTGCCGTCCGATGCCCGGGCCCGTGTCGCCGGCTACGCGCATCAACGGTGGGGAGGCGTAGGAACTCTTTACATTCCGTCTGTGGTGAGCAATGAACTTCCCGGCAGCTGACACCCGGTGCGGGTTCTGTGGCCATCCGTTCATCGCTCACCCGGCGGCGGCTTCGGTCATCGCCCCGACGCTTTCCGAGCAGCCAGGCATCATGTGGCCGTGTGGGACTGAAGGCTGCGACTGCGATGACTTCGCTATGCCGGGCTCGGTCCTGGAGCTGGGCGAGATCAGCAACAATTGACGTAACCGGCGCTATGTGGCCCGAGCTGCGAAACTGACAGTCATGCAGACCCCCACCCCCAATGCAGATGTTCTGCTAAGCGAGCCTGGCTACGACTACACGACCACTGTCGATGTGCCCCTGGAATGGACTTGTGTTTGCCAGGTGTGCGGGAGCCGTGTCCTGACCATTGTTCAGTACTGGGCGGAGCCGAACGAGAATTCGCTGCGGGACATCGAGACCGATCCTCCGTTCTGTGTCGCCAGCACGGCTACCGGATTCAACGGGGCCCGTCTAGAGCCATGCGGCCACTACGTGCGCCAGTACATGGTTTCTACTGGTAAACCCGACGACGATCCTGCCCCGGCCCTCCCACAGGCGGAGCACGCCTGGCGCTGTTCATGTGGGCACCTGAACGAAGGCAAGTTCGGGCGGAGCGGCTGTAACGACGGGGACTACTACAGCATCTGTGACGGCTGCGGATACGAGTGCATAGAGCGTCGTGGCCAGGTGACCGGCCGCTATCTGCTGATCCCGATCAGCGAACCGTGGAAGGCCCCATTCGATGTGGCCTGAACCGTATGACCCTGTGCCCCTGTGGCAGCCCCGCTGTTCCCGTTGCGGCGATCTCTGCTGGATCGCCCAACCCCATGCCCCTCGAATCACAATGCCGTGCCCCGATTGTCAGCCTGGTGCCGCCATGATCGCAGCGAAGCGCGGGCACCGCAGGTGATGTGGCCCAGTCCTTAGCCGAAGCTCTGGCGGTCCTACCGCAGGAACAACAGGACTCGTTCTACGCGGACCTGACCGAGGCCGAAGCTCGGGCCCTGCTCGTCGACTGGCAGTTCTGGGGTCGGCCCGAGCAGCACCCGCCGGACTGGTTGTGGCGCTGGTGGATGATCGTCACGGGCCGCGGGTGGGGCAAGAACCGCACCGCGGCTGAATGGGTCATCACCCGCTGCGAGCTGTTCGCTAGGGCCGGTATCCCGCATCTGGTCGGGCTGATCGGCCAGAACAACGACGACGTCAAGGGTCTCCAGATTGGCGGTGTGTCCGGTCTCCGTGAGGTGGTCCGCCGCCGCGGGCACCGCTGGGTTGGTGCCATTGGGACTCTGACACCGAAGGTGCAGATCCTGCGGGATGACAGCACGTGGCACACGACAGAGTTCGAGGTGCATACCGCCGAGCAGCCCGAAGGCCCCCGAGGCCGGAACTTCCACACCCTGTGGATAGATGAGCTGGCCGCCTACAAACACAAGACCGACGCTGTTGGCAACACCGTGTTCACGAACGCTGAGCTGGCGTTGCGTGGCACATGTCCGGACGGGGAGATACCGCGGGCTGTTGTCACGACCACCCCTAAACCGATCCCGGTGGTGCGTGACCTGCTCGCGAAGAAACACGGCCCGACGCACATCACCCGCGGGTCGATGTTCGATAACCGCTCGAACCTGCCACCGGAGTTCATCGCCGCGATTGTGGGCCGTTACGCCGGCACCCGTTTGGCCGCCCAGGAGATCGATGGCGCCATTATCGATTCAGTCGAGGGCGCCTTGTGGAACGCCGAGATTATCCACAGGTGGCGTGTCACAGCCGATCGGGTGCCGGCCCTATCGAAAGTCGTCATCGCGGTCGACCCGTCAGGTTCCGACGACGGCGACGAATGCGGCATCGTCGTGGCCGGCCTCGGGCAAGAACTAGACCAGCGTGGCCTGCAACACGTCTACGTTCTCGATGACCTGTCGATGCAGAACCGGCCTGAGCTGTGGGCCCAGGCCGTGACCGGCGCCTACTACGACTGGGTCAGCCGCACCGGCCCGGAAACATCGGTGGTGGCTGTCGCTGAAGTGAACTTTGGTGCCGCTCTGGTGCGGGACGTCATCAAGCTGACAGACCGTCTGGTGCCGTTCGAAGAGGTGCGGGCCTCGCGGGGTAAACGTGTCCGGGCCGAACCGGTAGCGACCATGTACGACGCCGGCCAGGGTCGCATTCATCATGTCGGTGTGTTCCCACAGCTCGAAGAACAGCAATGCTATTGGACGCCGCTCGACCCGACGTCACCGGACCGTATGGATGCCCTGGTGTGGGCTGCGTCGTATCTGATCCCGGACTTGACGATCCCACCGGCCGATTACGCCAAGGGTTGGGCCGCTCGGCGTGCCGCCTGAACTGGCCGCCAAACCCCATCCGAACAGGATCGGCGTCTATGCTCCCGATGTGGTCGAGCTGCTCATAGCACTGACATCCTGGAGAATCACCCGGCTGCTAGTGCAAGATCAGTTCCCGCCGATAGCTGTGCAACGGGCACGGGTAGCGGCCCGGTGGGGTGACAATTCGTGGCAGGCGTACCTGTCGCAATGTCCGTGGTGTGCGGGCGTGTACGTGTCAGCGTCGGTGACGGCATGGACATGGGCGATCGTCGGTCTGCGGGTACCGCTGCTGGTATGGGGCGCCGCGGCAGCAGTCACAGGGCTGTTGTCCAGTATCGATGCGGCGCTGGACAAGGACTAGCCGACTGTGGGCGACCGGCTCCCTCGACCAGTCAAGGCCACCACAGCTGCCGCGAAGGTCCTACAGGCAACAATCCATGACGCGCCCCGACCCGAGTCCTGGCATGACGAAGCGTGGGCGTTCCGGGACACGACCGGCGAGTTGGCTTACGCGGAGCTGTGGCTGGCGAACAGCCTGTCCCGTGTCCGGCTGATAGCCGCCCAACGGCCCGAACCGGGCGCCGAACCGGAGCCGGTCACGTCCGGCCCTGCCGCCGAATTGGTGGCTGCGCTGGCGGGTGGTCCTGGCGGCCAGTCGAGCCTGTTGCGGTCGTTCGCTCCCCAGCTATTGACGCCGGGAGTCGGCTACCTGGTCGGGGAACCGACCATGAACGGCGCTGACGAATGGGGTGTCTATTCGGCCGATCAGATACGGCTGAGCACACGTGGCAGCCCGGACGGCCTACGCACCTACGATCTGATGGAGGGCCCCAACGCGCAGGACTGGCGGCAGCTACCCCCGGGCGCGTTGCCGGTCAAGGTGTGGCGTCCTCACCCGCGGTTCAGTTGGCTGCCGGATTCTCCGGTGCGGGCGGCGCTGCCGATCCTGCGGGAACTGGCGCTGCTGTCGATGCATGTCGCTGCGTCAGCGACGTCGCGTCTGGCCGGTGCGGGCATTCTGGCGATGGATTCGAGCATCCAGTTCCCGGACGGCTGGGAAAAGTGGGTCGAGGAGTTCCTGGAGACCGTGAACCGGCCGATCAAGGATCGGGCCTCGGCGGCGGCACATACTCCATTCCCGTTACGGATCCCGGTCGCTAAGGGCGAGAAGGTCACTGACAAGCTCGCTCATCTGATGTTCAGCACGCCGTTCGATGAGCAGTCGATGAAGCTGCGTGATGAGGCAATCGACCGGTTGGCGACCACTTTGGATATGCCCAAGCGGGCCCTGAAAGGTGAACAGGAAAACCATTGGGGCAAGTGGGCCACTACTGAAGAAGGCATCACGCTGCATGTCGAACCGAACATGGAGCTTGTCGCTGAGGGCCTGACCCGTGGCTATTTGGATCCGGCGATGTCGCTTGTGCAGGGCCGTCGTGACGGCGAGTTGTTCACCCGAGGGAACGAGCGACGGCGGCTCGGGCTGCGGGATGTGTCGGCTCCGCCGGGCGATTTCATTGTCTGGTACGACACGTCGAATCTCGCGACCCGCCCGGACAAGTCGACTGACGCCCGTGAGGCGTACGACCGGTGGGAGGCGTCTGGCGACGATCTACGCGACGAGGCTGGTATCTCTGACGCGAGACCTCCTGAGGGCGCCGAGTTCGAGCGGCGTGCCTATATCCAGTTGTTGACGTCGACCGATCCGGAGATTCAGCGGCTGGCGATCACGAAGCTCGGTCTCGCCGATGAAGATGAGATCCCTGCCCGCTCGCCGGTCGTGCAGGCCCTTCCCGGACCGAGCGAACCCGAACCTGAGCAGGAACGTGAGCAGGAACCGCCGCCCCGGGCGTTGCCGTCGACTCGTGAGGAACCGGCCCCGAGTGAGGAACCGCAGGTTGCCAGCGTGGCGCCAGCGGTGGCGGTTGTCGCCGCGTGTGACGGGCTGGTGTTCCGTGCTCTAGAGAAGGCCGGTAACCGGCTACGGCAGGCGCACCGTCGGCAACTGAACGGCGCGACGGACTGCACAGCTGTGCTGATGCACACCTGCCTGAACGCCACCAGCATCCGCACCATGGACCAGCTGTTGGATGGCGCCTGGGATCGTGTCCCCGAGATAGCGGGGATGCTCGGCGAACCGGTCGATGAGCTATGTGCCGTGCTCGATAGCTACACCAGGATCTTGATTCGTACGGCTCAGCCGCATAGCTGGGATCGCCTGGCGTGCGCGTTGGGTTGTGACGCCGAGCTGCCTTGCCCCGAGGCGGTACCGGCATGACCCGTATCCGGCATCTGCTGGCCGTTCAGGCCCTTGAGGAAGAAGCAACCGACCGAGTTTTGGCGGCGTTGCGTGACGTGATGAAAGACGTCACTGACGTGATTAATCCGATCACAGCGGCCGCTGAGCCTCAGCCCTCGGCGGAGTCGTTTCTGTCGGCCGACGATCTGGCCCACATCCAGACCGGGTGGACGGCCGCTGTGGACGGCTCAGTGTTGCCCTGGTACCGCACGGTGTTCATCGCGGGGGCCGACGCTGCGACGGACCAGGTCGCGGCGATGCGTGAAATAGCGACCGAAATTATCGGTGACGGCGACCCGTTGCTGATCAATGAGGCAGCGACCCGCCATCTGGCGACGGCCAGGAACCGGTTCCTGTTGGTGGGGCAAGAGACCTGGGCTGCGGCCCGTAACGAGCTGCTGGCCGGGTTCGCTGAGGGGGAGGGGATCGACCCGATCCGCCGCCGTTTGCAAGACGTCGTGGACCTGTCCAAGGCGCAAGCCATAGCAATAGCCCGTACCGAGGTCATCTCGGCGTCGAACGCTGGAGCTATCACCCGGGTGCGGGCCATGGGTTCTGATGCCCCCAAGTTCAAGCAATGGCTGGCCACTAACGACGCCCGCACACGGCCAAGCCATCGGGCGGCCAATAACACGGTGGTCCCTATCGACGCCAAGTTCGAGGTGGGCGACGCCCGGCTGGACTATCCGGGCGACCCGACCGGCCCTGACAGCGAGACGGTCAACTGTCGTTGCACCCCGATCTTCGTGGACGATCCCGGCAGCGACTCCGCCGGTCTCGACTTGGCCGACGAAGTGGCCTCGATAGTCGCGGCAGCCCACTGGACCGATCACCTGGCAGATCCGTGGCAGCTCGGCGTCCAGCTGGAGCGTGGCGGCGTGAACTTCGGCATCGCCAAGGGCGGAGTGCGAATGCCGGTATCGCAAGAGATATTGCAGACGGACTGCTGGCAGTTCGATTCTCCTCACAGCGTCACGTCCGATATGGAAGCAACGCCGGCAGGGGTCGACTACATGAACGCCCTGGCTGATGCAGCCGCGGTGCAGATCGATTCGACCACGGGAGAGACGCATACCGGCACGATGATCGCTCTGGTGCCGACCGATCCCGAGTCGTTGGCGGTCGACGGTGGCGAACCGGCCGATCAACTGCATGTGACGCTGTGGTTCCTGGGTGAGGTCGAAGCGATCCCTGCGGAGCTACAGACAGCGATCCTGTCGAACATCGGCGACGTCGCGACTCGCCTTCCGCCTGTGGATGCCCAGGTGTTCGGTGCCGCGGTATGGAACCCGACCGGCGACGCGCCGTGCTGTGTCCTGAGCGTCGGCGGGTCCGGCCTCGACCGGATCCGTGACCTGACCCTGTTCGCGGTTGTAGAAGCCGACGCCGGTCAGACCGACGGGTGGTTGATGCCGGACCAACACACTCCGTGGGCCGCCCACATGTGCGTCGCCTACACCGACGACCCGCCAGCTGTGATGCCCGACGCCCTATTGACTGTGGGCCCGCTGATGCTGGACACGATCCGGGTGGCGTTCGGCGGCGAGACGCACGACATCCTGCTAACCGGCGATACCGGGGACTTTTCAGAGGCCGAAATGGGGACCGAAATCGCTTCGGCCCAGGTCACGGGCCCCGATCTTGAGGACAATCAGGAGGCTGATATGCCGTACGGAATCCGCCGAGGCGGCACCGACTGCCCCTTCGAGGTCTACAACAGCGACACAGACGAACGGGCGCCGGGCGGCTGTCACGCGACCCGTCAGGAAGCGCTCGACCATCAGCAGGCATTGATGGTCAACGTGCCCGACGCCGCGGCTGCCGGTTACAGCGAAGGTGACTGCCCGCCTGGGCATCACATGATGCCGGACGGCGAGTGCATGCCGGACGGGGACATGGCTGTAACGGACGTGTTGCCGGCCCAGCCGGGTGAGCACTTCCATGCGATCATGCACACGCAGGGGCTGAGCACCGGATTCCGGACGTTCAACGATCTGTCATGGCGTGAACCGCCGTTCGCGTATCACTGGCAGCGGTCCAGCTCTGCGCATGGCGGCATGCCCGAGACGTTTCAGGTGGGGCTCGTGAACCGGGTGATGCCCGATCCGGACAATCCCGAGGTGTTGCATGCGTGGGGTGTCCTCGACCTGAACGGCGACCTGGGCGCTGAGTACGCCCGCATGTTGGTCGACGGGTTCGCCCGTTGGGTGTCGATCGGACTGGATGAACAGCCCACCAGCGAAACGATCATCTGGCCTGAGGACAGCGACGGCAAAGAAGATGACTTCTCGAAGCTGTTCGATTCGCCGGATCAGGTCATCATCAACGGGGGCCGTATCGGTGAGCTGTGCGGCGTGTCGGTGCCGGCGCAGGACAACGCCACGGTGGAGCCAACCGCGGAGCTGGTTGATCTAGTGTCTCGGGGGCAGCCAGGTGAGACCGTCGTGGCGGCGGCTGTGGCTGATGTCCCCCCGGCCGCCGCTGCGATGACCCCCGACTCTGAGTCCACCGATCACCTGGAGGCCACCGTGGACACCGTTGCTGACATCGTGCAGGGCCTGACGGCCGCAGCGCACCGCATCGAGATCCCGCATGTGCCGCCCCGCTGGTGGTTCGACGAACCGACAGACGTCGACATCGCAGGCGCCCTGTACGTCACCGATGAAGGCCGCATCTATGGAGCTTTGGCCCCGTTGGGTGTCAATCATCGGGCGTTCTCGCAGGCGGGTCGTCGGCAGGAGGTCCCGTTCGGGAACGTCGACTACGGCCGGTTCATGGGTGCTGTCGCGTTGACGCAGACCGGTCGCATTCCGGCGGGCCCAGTGACGATGGACTGCGGGCACGCCAACAGGTTCCGTACCGATCACGACCAGGCGCCCGCCCATTACGACAACGCGTGCACGGTCGTCGCGAAGATCTGTGTTGGCGAGTCGAGAGAACGGGGCATCGTGTGGGCGGCCGGCGCTCTGGAACCCGCGGTGACAGTCGATCAGGTGTCACGCATGTTGGCATGCCGCCTGTCGGGGGATTGGCAGCCGCATTCGGATCGGGCGGGCTGGCAGGAACTGATCGCCGCGCTGCTCGTCCCTTCGCCCGGGTTCCCGATGGAACACGGCGGCGCTCGTGTCGACCTTGAGGAGGGCGTCCTGGTGGCCTCATCGGTGCCTGTGCGGGCTGTGGGGGCCAGTACCCGGCCGAGGCTACGTATCGACCGCAGAGCGGGCACAGTGGCCCGTGTAGTGCCGTTGACGGCCCGTGAACAGGTCGCCGCGATCGCGGATCGGGTTCGGGGTGAAGGCCACAAGGGCGGACACTGATGGGCTGCAACTGTGGTGGCCGTCAGGCGCCTGCTGTCCCGTTGACATCGGGCGACTTCGAGCAGGGCGCGACGGCCGGCATGCCCCGGTTCAAGGTGATCCGCGACGAGATCGATCCGGCCACGGGCGAGCCCATCGTCGACCTGTTCGAGACGCACCGGGCTGCACGGCTCGCCCAAACCGAAGGCGGCGGCAAGCTCCGCATCGTCTGATCTACATGGAAGGTAGGTAGCGGTGGGCTGCTGCGAGGGGACTCCCCCGACTTCACCCAACTTCGATCAGTTGCAGGATGTCCTGGCTCGGCAGGTGATTGAACACAACTGGGCCCGTGACGGTTGGGCCGATTTCACACCGGTTGTGATCACAGCTGACGGCGCCCAGTCGTTCAGCACGATCGTGACGGGTGTGGGCGGCAACACGTCGGGTATCGGCGCGGCGGTCAGCACGATCCCGGGTAACGCCAGTCTGCGAATCGCCTACCTGCGCAACGGCACTAACTGGCGTGACGGCGAGGTCCGATCAACGATCTGGGGGCCGCTGACACCCTGGAACGGCACCAACGCCCAACAGGGCCATCTGCATCGTGTCCGCAAGATCAACGCCACCACCTACGAAGGCATCGCCCTTTGGACGTCGATCGTGTTCGGCGGGGACTACTCGTTCCTGCATGTGGCGTCGGTCCAGTTCGATGGCACGACCCTCAATTTCAACGGCGCCGCTGGCGGCCTGTTCGATGCGTTGGACTCGGGGTGGATCCATCGAGGCGTCCGTGTCATGGGACACCGTCGGTTCAATTTCATTGACTGGATCAACGAATACACGATCGGCCAACCTCATTATGCCCGCTACTGGCTGCCCGGGACGCACATCGCGGTCACGTCACTGTCGGACGCGACGTTCAACGAGGCGGACATCGCGCTGAACACGTTCGACACGAATGGCAGCATCATCACCGTCAAGGAACCCACCACCTTGTCGGCTGTCTCATACGCGGTGGATGGCACCGGGGGTATCGCCCCAATCGGTGAAGATCTTCAGAAGAAGTGGTGTCCATTCACGATGGCTACCCGGGTGATCGGCGGCACGGCAGGATCGGTCACGGTCGAAGCGAAACGCTGGCGGCTAGGCGACCCAGAACCCGACTGGGGTGAGGCCCGAGTGCGACGTGGGCCGGTGCTATCGGGCGGGAGTATCTCGTCGGTGGCGCTCGGGCCCGGTCTGCACGGCCTATGGGGCGCCCATTTCAACGGCGGCTCGGCGGGCGGCTGGGGCGACCTCCAGTTTCGTTGCGTGACTGCGGGCGGCTGCGCCACCTGACAGCCGGGTAACGTCTCCTCTGTGGCCGTGAACGTCGATTTCGGTGATGTGGTCCTCTCGGTCGGCCTGACGGTCAAGGGCCGGCAGCGTCACAGGTTCGGACTCAGGGTTGGGGTACCGTTCCCGACGACTCCAGAAGACAGGGTGATCAAGGGCCCGCCCTACCTGTCTCAACCAGGAAGGATCAGCTTCGCTATGGATCTCGCCGCTGACATGCAAGTCACGCTTTCGGGCAACTGGACTGACGAGGTAGGCAACCCGGTACCCGCTCCGGCTGACGCTGTTGTCGTCTACGCGAACGACAACCCGACCGTGATCAACCTCACCGACAACGGCGACGGGACCGGTGTGGCCGCGGCTGTCGGTCCGCTCGGTACCGCCAACATCCACGGCGATGCCACTTCTGGTGGCGTGACGCTGTCGGCCGATCTTCAGATCGTCGTTGTCGCCGGTCTCGGCGAGCGGTTCGAGATCGTCGCTGGCGAACCGACCGAGGTCACCCCGGACGTCTGATCCGGGCTGCTACTCGGTGTAGCCAGTCGTGGAATGCGGGGGTGCCCTCGGTCGAGGCCAGGGCACCCTGCACGAACTCCCCCAGGGTTATGGCATGCCCGGCTGTCTGCTGGTCACGCAGGTACACCACCTGAACCCGGGTGTTCGTCGCGTAGGAATCTTCGTACTGACCGGCGTGGTTGTAATTGACGCCCCTCATGCGACCCTGGGGCCGCGATTACCGAGGTGACGCAGGGCTCGGAGCGCCTGTTCTTCTTCGCTGTCTTCGCCGTAGATGACGCAGTCGCTACACATCGCCGCGTAGCTCCTTGGCTCGCTTGTGCGGACAGATGCCCTCCTCTAACCAGCCGTGGGTTTGGCAATAGCCGTGATGGTCGTACCGGCAATCGTCAGGATCAGTGAGATCGTGCAAGATGGCGTCGCGGCGGTCGATCTCGGCGAACAGCACGCTGACATCGCGGAAGTGGGCGACGAGCCCGCCATCGCCTTCGAGGGAAGCTACGAGACGGACCCGTGTGCCCATGCGCTCGTGCCACTGGCGGATGCGGGCCAGGTCGTCGCTCATCGGGCCAACCTGTAGACGCGGTCTTTCTTGACCAGGGGTGCCCAGTCGGGGCCCTTGATGCAGCCTGCCACTGGCACCTTCCTCTCCTGTGGGGTGCCCCGGTACAGGGTCCGGTCGTGGGCTTTGGAGTGCCAACGGTGCGTCCACTGGGGCTTCGGTCGGGTGGTCCGTTCGGTGCCGTCCTTGGCGGTCTTGCGGATCATGCGCAGGTTGCAGACGACGATCTCGGGCAGATCGGTGATCTCCCGGGCACGCATGGCCCGCCGAATGGTGGGCCTGTCCAGATGCGGGCGGGTGACGTCGACCTGTTCGTTCAGGGTGGCGAACATGGCCAGCCAGAACCGCCGTTCCCACGCGCCGGCCCGGGTGAGCACGAACGAATCTTCGCGTTGGGCGGGATCCCAGCTGAGCCCGTAACGCCAGCCGCTGGAATAGACCGGCAGCGGCGCCCGGATGTCGTAGGTGCCCAGGTGTTCGCCGACGCCTCGCAGGTATTCGGCGCTCAGATGCACGAGAGGTTCTGAGCAGATCTGGAGATAGCCGATGCCGCGGTGTATGAGCCGATCGCCGGATCTGGCGATGTCGGTTTCGCCTTCGTCTTCGGCTGTATCGTCCTGGTTCTTGCGGAGTACATAATCGGCAGATTCGGGTGTGTCGCCTGTGTAGACGTCGCCGGCCTGTAGCCATGCGCCCATATCGAATTCGCAGACAGCACGTCGGGGGTCGTCGTCGTCAAGTTCATCAGTGGGAACCGGCACGGGTCGGGGCAGCACTAGGAACCCGGCAGGGAACGGCAGCATGCTGCGTTGTAGGGGTTCACCGAAGGGGACGTGTTCGAGGCGTTCGAGCACGAAGTCGAGCAGGTCGTGAGTGACGGTGATGGTGACGGCCTGGTTCAAGGCGAGGGCTATTGCCGGCTGGAAGTCGTTCATCTCCGCAAACGGGAACTGTTCTGCTCGGAGGGCCCGAACTAGGGCGACATGCGCATCGAGAGCCGCCAGGGGGTCGACTTCGTCAGCGAACTGCTCGATGGGCCACCAGGACTCTGTCATTGGACGGCCTCGATGTGCGCAACGAATCCGTATCGGTAGGCGAGGCCATGAGCATGTGAGGGCCGCATCTGTCGGGTGTCGAGTTGGATGCGGTGCGTCTGGCGCTCAGCGTTGTCGCTGCCGCATCGTTCCTGGGCGCTGGTGTGTGCCACGTAGGCGGCGCCCAGGTCGGACACCAGGGAACCGATGTCGGGTGAGAGGCAGTGTTGGTAGCCGCCGAAGTCTCGGGCGACTAGCACAGTGATGTGCCGTCCGCAGATGCAGCCGGTGCAGTCGTCCGGCCAGGTGCATTGCCGACGGGTATGGGTGAACTGGCCGCAAGTACAGGGTGTTGGTGCCATGGCCCGATCCTTTCCACGGGATAATCCCCCACCAGTGTAACCCCGGTAACGGGCGTGCGCGTGACAGATTGGTCTGTCTGAGGCATACTCGATGCCGTTCCCGCTGGGCTGGCGTAGCCGTCCCGGGAGATAGCTCGACCTGGTCGAGTCGCTTACTTGAAGCACGCGCACTCCTGGGTGCGTTGTCGAGAGGAACCGACATGACCAGTTCAGATCCACGTCTGATCGCTCTTTCCGGTAAGCCGCAATGGCTGATCGAAGGCCGTCTCCTTCCCTATGTGTCCGGCGGTGATGGCGACACGCCCGCTGACGCCGAGGTCGAGACATTCGAGATCCCCGAGGATCTGACCACGCTCGCTGACGGCGACCTCGATGAGGGCAACCCTGAGAGCCTGACGGCCCGTGCGGTCGCTGCGTTCAACGAACTGGCCCAGAACGAGAACCCCGGATCGGCTGAGGTCGATGCAGTGGCGGAGCTGGCCGACGCGATCGAGGCGCTGCGAGCGGAGCGTGGCACCCGTGCTGCTGCCGCTGATGAGCGCCGCGAGTCGGTTCGTAGCCAGATGGCCCGAGTGAACGGGCCCGAGGACGAACCGGACGACGATGGCGGCGGCGAGACCGGCGACGAAGGTGATGAGCCTGTCGTCCCGGTCGAGGTGGTCGAAGACACACCCGAGCTGGAATCGGTCGCTGCGTCGGCCAACCGGCGGGGCATCGTGGTGTCAACCCCGTTGCGGCAGCCGACCCTGAACCCGACGCTCGCGCAGATCGCTGCACGAGCCCCGGATCCCGGCATCGAGGACCCCCGTCCGGAGGTGGTCATCACAGCTGCGGCTGATGTGCCGCGCCTGTCGCCAGGGCAGCGGATCCCCACTGTCACGGATCTCGTGAACGCCTGTACCGACCGTGCGAAGGCGCTGGGTGTCAGCAACGGCAACCCGGTATTCGTGCCGCTCGCGACGATCAACCGGACGTTCCCGACGATCCTCGACTCGACCATGAGTGAGGACGCGGTCATGGCGGCGTTCGAGGCGATGGTCGACCCGCACCGTCACAGCCAGCAGGCCATGGAGGCCCTGGTGGCGGCTGGCGGCTGGTGCGCCCCGTCGGAGATCCGGTACGAGTTTTTCCAGATCAGCGAAGTCGCCGGCCTGTGGGACGCCCCGACGTTCGGTGTGCAGCGTGGCGGTATCCGCTTCCCGATCAACGGCGGCCTGTCGCTGTTCGATTTCTTCGCTCTGTCGGGCGCCCCGGCGTCGGGTATCCCGACCGCAGGCACCATGCCGTGGGAATGGACCGAAGCCGACGACATCGCCACGGTGACCGGTACCGGCGCCAAGCTGTGCCTGCGTCCGCCGTGCCCGTCGTTCGATGAGGTGCGGCTGCGGGCGTTCGGGATCTGTGTCACTGCGGGCAACTTGACCGAGGACGCCTACCCCGAGCTGATCCGGCACTTCATCGCTCAGACGGTGATCGCTCACGCTCGTGTCATCAACCGGCGGCATCTGCTGCTGGCCGCCGCGGCGTCGACTGCGACCACCCCGGTCGGTACCACCACCGAGAGCCCGACGACGCACATTTTGGGCGGCTACGGCCTGAACGCTGCGGACTACCGTGAAAAGCACGGCATGGCCCCGACGGCTGTCCTCGAAGGTGTCATGCCGTCGTGGACGCGGGAGCTGATGCGATCCGACCTCGCGAAGCGCAACGGGTTCGGCGGCGCCGAGGGCCTCAACGTCGGCGATCAGATGCTGTCGGACTTCTTCGACACCCGCTACATCCGCATGCAGTGGGTTCAGGACTGGCAGACCCGTGGCGCCGCGGCGGCCGGGTCGATCGCCCCGACAGATGGGTCGATCCCGACGAACTGGCCGACGTCAGTGCAGGGCATGTTGTACGCGCCGGGCACGTTTGGGCGTGGGAACGGCATGCGTCTTGACCTCGGAGTGGTCCGCGACTCGGTCCTGAACGCCGAGAACGATCACACGGCTGCGTGGTCTGAGGAGGCCACCCTGATCGCGAAGTTCGGGCATGAGTCCCGGCTGATCACCTTCGATGACCTGGTCGCCAACGGCGCCAGCGGCTCGCAGCAGACGCCGACCGGTCCGTAAGCAGGACGGTGTCTTTATTCGACCTGACCGCAGAACGGGGGTGAACGATGGCTGTTCGACAGTTCCAGCTAGTGGAGGCGGGCCCGTCGTTCACTCCGTTGCGGTTCGGGCTTTTGTCCGCTGCGGCGCCGGTCACGGACTCGGATCCGCATTGGCAGCAGGGCACAGTGGTTCTGCTGGACCCGTGCGGGATTCCGTTGTCCGTGACCGGCGGGCCGTGTTCGGCGTCGGGGATCACGAAATCCCCGACGGTGACCGGTTTAGGCGCGTCAGCGGCGGAGCCGTTCTCGGTGTACGCGTGGATCAACTGCGCGCCTGTCGGGCACGGCGACAATCTTGAGGACCTGAAGGCCCGCACTGAGCAGTTGTTGACCAACGGCGAAGGCCGTGCGATTGAGTCGGTGTTCTGGACGGGTGACACAGCGAACGGTCCGATCGGTGGGGTGCATCCGCATCTGGCTGAAGACGCGGCTTTGTTCTCGGAGTCGATGGGTGCTCAGACGGTCGAGTTGCAATCGGCTGCGTCGGTGTTGACGACGGGCGCCCCAGTGTCTGTGGTCGAGGGCCTGGCGTTGCTAGAAGGCGCCCTGGGGGCCTGTTACGGCGGCGAGGGCGTCATCCACGTGCCGGCCGCCGCGGTGGCGCACCTGTCGAACATGAGCGTCCTTACACGGCAGGGCAGTCAGCTACGTACCGAACTGGGCAATGTGGTGGCCGCGTACAGCTCCGGTAACCGGGAGGGTCCCACTTCGGTGGCGCCGGCTGCCGGTCAGGCATGGATGTACGCGACAGGCGCCGTGTTTATCCGCCGGTCGGGCATCAAGAACCTGGGGATGCGACCGGCCGAGTTTGTGGGCAGGGCCGATAACAGCACGGTGTACGTGGTCGAACGCACCTACGTGATCGATTGGACGTGCTGCCACTTCGCGGTGCAGGTCAACATCCCGATGGTGGGCGCGGTATGAGACTCGTGGCCCGCGATCAGGAAGCGTTCTTCCATCTGATCGTTCTCCTGAACGAGGCGGGCCTGTCGGGTGTCCCTGCGGGCGGCAACGAACTTATCGTGCCGGACGGGTCAGAGATCAACGACGCCGAACTTCGCGCCGAGATAGCCCGGGTTGTGTTGCCGGGATCGGACCAGTTCGCTTCTGGCCCTCCTGGCGGAAGCGGAGCGGAGCCCTTGTCTGCGTCGGATGTGATGGGGGTCATGGCGCCGACGCAGACGGGGCCTCCAATTAACCCGCCTGTCGCACCGCAGCCTGTCAAGGACACGCCCGGGATCATGGGTCCGACCGCTATGAAGCCGCCACCCCGTAGCGGCCCCGGCTCGAACATTCAGGCCCAACGCCGGTACGCGACATCGCTTGGCCTGGACGTGGCTGCGGGCATGGGCCGAGACGAAATCATCGCTCTGATAGACGAGTACGCCACCACGGGAGGCCCTAGTGACGGCTGAAAGCATTTCCCCTATCCAGGGCACCCGTGCCCGCATCGTTCGTGAAGATACCTGTGGCGCCCCTGTGCTGGGTGCGGGTTCGTTGATGGTGTTCGACGGGTTCGTCGAGGTGCTCGGGGCGCCGCAGTACGAGGACGGCACCGAATATCGGCTCCGCAACGCGCAGGGTGTGTTCTGCGTGAAGGCTGATGGCGACGACCAGTTCATTCGGGATGATGTCGACATCAGGTTCTGTGCGATCTGCCCCGACGCGGTGACGATCACGACCGGTCAGGAACTGATCGTGACCGGAGCCCCGGCGACGGGTACCGGGTTCTGGGTGAAGGAAGGCCCGATCTCTGCCCGCTGGTCGCTGGAACTGTGGGCTGCGGACCCGGCGACGTGTACGGGCACGCAGGCCCGGTACGCCTACTGGGCGTGGCCGCATCTGTCCGCGGGTCGTCTGTCGGACTTCGCGGTCCGTGACGACGTCATCGAATGGCGCATCAAGGCCAAGTCGAAGCCCGCGAACACGGCGTGGGGTGACGGGCCCGGGACGGGCACCGCGTACATCAACCAGGTGCCTGTCAACGCCCATCGCGGGTTCAACATCGTGCATCTGAACCCGCCCGCGGTGACCGGTTCGGCAGTCGACTGCGGAGCCACAACGCTCGCGTAAGCGGCGAGTCACGATGCGACTGTGGATTTCGTACCGCTCTGTGAGCCTTGGCCTGTCGAATGGTGCTGTGATCTAGATCTGTCCGCGGCGCCGGTCACGGGTATGGCCGTTCAGGCTGCGTCTGAGTATGTGTGGGCGTTGTCGGGCCGCAAATTCGGGTCGTGCGAAGTTCTGTTGCGTCCGTGCCGTCGTCCGTGTGGGCCTCGGGCTACGGACTGGTGGTGGTCGGGGGTCGCTGGCGGCTGGCCGACGTGGCCGCGTGGTGTGTTTAGCGAGATGTGGCTGTCCGCGGTGTGCGGTACCTGTGTCGGGTCGTGTGGGTGTAACTCGGCGTCAGAGATCCGTCTGGATGTCGCGGCGCAGGAAATCACGCAGGTCCTGATCGATGGGGTCGAGCTGCCGGCGTCGGGTTACGCGTTTTACAACGGCGACGTTCTGACCCGTACCGACGGCGGGTTGTGGCCGTTGTGTCAGGACTGGTCTGTCCCGGTGTCAGGGATGGGCGCGTGGTCGGTGACAGCCCGGTTCGGTCGCCCGGTCCCGGCGTTGGGGCGTCTCGCGGTCGGTGATGTCGCGTGTCTGATCGCCCGGCATTGTGGCGGCGACGCATCATGTGAGCTGCCCCCGGGTCTGAAGTCTCAGACCCGAGCGGGGAGCACCTACGTCTATTTCACGCCGGCTGAGTTGCGCGACGCAGGGTCAACGGGCCTGACGTTGGTCGACCGGTTCTTGGACGTAGAGAACCCGGGCCGTATACAGAACGGGGCCCGGATCTGGAACCCGGACGAATTTGGGGGTAGCCGTCGGCCTGGTGGCGTGTCGTGACGGCGTCGTTCGAGCCGGCCGCGATGTGGCAGCTGGCTAACCAGTTGCTGGAATGCGCTGCCGGTCAGCTCGACGAGACTCCGTCGGGCGCACCGGTCCGACAGTGCGTCGTGTATGGCAGCCAGCTGGTGTGGGATGACTGCGCTTGCGGTCTGCTCGCTGTGCATATCCCGAGGGTGTTTCCGTCCGAGACGTTCCCGATCATCAAACAGTCGGCCACGAACTGCGACGTGCCGTTCACGGTCGCCGAGTATGTGGTGTCGATCTTGCGGTGTGTCCCGCAACCCGACGCGAAAGGCAACCCGCCTGACTGCGACAAGGTTTCCGCTGCGGCGCTGATCGATTTCACGGACCGGTGGGCGGTGTGGCGTGGCGTGCAGTGTTGCCTGGCCGAGATCAGGATGCATGTGATGCAAGAACAGCTAGCGATCGGCGAGGCCGGTGCGTGTGCGGGTTCGGAGCTGCACGTGTTGGTGGCGTCAGCGAACTGCGAGGCGTGCTGATGGCCCGCACGAACAACGCCGCGATCCGGACCCTGTTACGGGCCCCTAGCGGGGCTGTAGCCCGCGATTTGCGCCGCCGTGGGGTGAGAGTGCAGAACCGGTCCAAGATCCTTGTGGGGGCGAAACGGGCCGTGGATACGGGCCGGCTGCGGGCATCGATCGAAGTCACCGACCCGCGGCCGCATCCGTTGGGGCAGGTGGTCTCGGTTGGGAGCAACCTTGTCTATGCGTTAGCGGTCCACGACCCGCAGAAGTACGGGCCGCGCAGCTGGAAGATCGCAGCGGCCCGAGGGCATCCTGTCCCGGCTCGCCGCTACCTGACCGAGGCGCTTTCCGCCGCCCGGAGTTAACCCAGGAGGAAACCCCCATGACCCAACTGACTGATCATTCGTCCCTCAAGCGAGGGGGAACGATCAAGATTCCGTTGAACGGCGAGGTCTACGAAGCGATGGGCGATCCGCCCGCTGAGATCCCCCTGGAAAGCCTCGGTGCGTTGGACGCCGACGATTTGGGGACTATCGCGAAGGTGATGCAACTGCACGATGCCGGCGCCGATCTTGAGGCCGCGTCGGCAGCGGATCCGAGTCTGCTCGCCGCGGCAGCGAAAGCCGCGGGTGCAGGCATGCAGAGCACGCGGCGTGCATTACGCATGCTCGAAGTGGTCCTGTTGCCCGATTCGTTGGAACGGTGGCAGGCCAACATGCGGCCACCTGACCCGAAGTGGGCGAAGGCAAAGCAAACCGCTCATCGGGACAAGATGATCACTTTGCAACAGGTCATGGCGGTCTATCAGGACCTGATGAAGGAGTACGGGCGCCGCCCTACTTCACCGTCGCTGTCCTCTACGAATGGGCACGGCGGAACTGGTGGGACTTCGACGGCTGGTGCGCCAGCAGGGGCATAGACCACCTTGTCCTGCCTTTCAACCGGTGGCTCAACCTGGTATGGCACTGGGGTAGCCGTAACGCGACCCCAGAACAACGCTCAGAGCTGCTCAACAAGTTGCAGCCCCCAGTCGTGGCGGTGGCGACAGTGACCGCACGAGTTGAACACCACCCGGGCACAGCGCCGCCGAACATCCCGCGGCCCGCCTGGTACAAGGGCGACAACCAGGCGTTCCAGTCGTCAGTGCAGGCCGCCAAAGACGCGGGTCTACGACCCGAACCGGTGAACTGACATGGCTGTCGGCCCGCTCGAACAAGCCTTTGTCGATGTCGTCGCTGACCTCACGAGCGTCACTCGTGACCTCGACGAGTTGCATCGCGACCTCGATGGAGTCGAGCGGGCCGCAGCCGAAACCGGCGAGGGCATAGAGAACGCTTTCACGGAGGCCGGTAACGCGGTCGAACGGGCTTTCGAGGAAGCGTCCCGGCAGATCGCCGAATCGATCCGTGACCCTGAGCAATCAGCGAAAGACACCGGGGAGGCCATCGAACGGGCTTTCGAGGAAGCCGCCCGTGCCGCTGAACGGGCCATCGAGGACATCGGACCGGAGGCGTTCAATGAGATCCCTGGCGGCGCACGCCGGGCTGGCGAAGCGATCGAGAACGCGTTTCAGGAAGCTCGCCGGGTGTCGAAAGAGGCGCTTAAGGACATCGGTAACGCCTCCGATTTCGGGACGTTGGCGTTATCGGCAAACGCGATCGGCGAAGAGATCGAGCAGGCGTTCCGTGAGGCGAGCCTCGGTGCCCGGGAAGACCTGCGCGATATCGGTGGGGCCGACACGTTCGGTCCGGTCGTTGTCTCTGCTGAGATAGCCGCTGAGACGGTCGAGGGTTCGTTCCGTGACGCGGCACGGGACAGCACCCGGCGTCTGGCCACTATCGGCGGAGCGGGCGCCGGGTTCGGGTTGCTGTCGTCGGGGCTGGTCGCTCTAGCCGCTGGTTTGGGTGTTGCCGGCGGGGCAATGACGTTCTTCGGTCTCAAGTCGGCTGCGTCACTAGAACAGACCACGGTCGGGTTCTCGGCGCTGCTCGGATCGGCCGAAGCCGCTGATGCGTTCATCAGGGATCTTCAGCAGTTCGCGGCGACGACACCGTTCGAGTTCCAGGGCCTGGCGGACAACGCCCGACAGATCTTGGCTATGGGCGAGGCCGCCGGGGTCACTCAAGCTGATGTCCTGCCGTTGTTGACAACGATCGGTGACCTGACCTCGGTGTTGGGGCAGCCTCCCGAAGCGATCGACGCGGTTGTGCGGGCCCTGTCGCAGATGTCCTCGAAGGGCAAGATCAGCACTGAGGAGCTGTTACAGATCGCCGAGGCGGTGCCCGGGTTCCCGGTGTTCCAGGCGATGGCCGACGGGTTGGGGATCAGCACCGAGGCGTTACAGGAACAGCTTCGAGAGGGCACGGTGCCCGCTCGGGAGGGCATCGCTGCGCTGATTGACGGGATGGCCCAGTTCCCGGGTGCTGCTGGGGCGATGGCCGCTCAGGCCCAGACCCTGACTGGGCTGTTCTCCACATTCAAGGACACGATTTCGCTGGCGTTGACCGAGGCATTCCAGCCGCTCGTGCCGACCATCAAGACCGCCCTGGCTCAGGCGGTACCGGTGATCGAAACGGCGCTCGGGACGATCGCCCCAGCTGTGTCGGGAATCGCCGGGACTGTCGTCAAGACCCTCGTAGACATCGTCGCGACGATCGGCCCCGAGTTGGGCACCGCCTTGGGTGGCCTATCCGAGGGGCTCGAATCGATCAGTGAAGGTCTCAGCGTGGGGTTGGCCGCGGCGGCGCCTGCCCTCACGGCCCTAGCCCCGCTGTTTGATCAGCTCGGCGAAGTCATACAGCCGATCATCGTGCTGTTCGGTGAGCTGATCGGCGCGGTTATTCCTCCGCTAGCAGGCTTGTTTACTTCGCTGCTCCTTGCGGTCGAGCCGGTGATTGACGTACTGGCCGGCGCGTTCATTCAAGTGTTGGTGGCGCTAACACCTGCGCTACAGGCCATCGCTACCGCGGTCGGGTCGCTGCTGACGACCCTGTCACCGATCATCACCGAAGTCGCCGAGCTGCTCTCCGGGGTGCTTGTCGAGGCCGCCGAGACGTTGGGCCCGGTCCTGGCCGACGTTGCTGAAGTGCTGGGCGGGGCCCTGTCCGAAGCGTTGGTGTTACTCGCCCCGGTGATCAAGGAAGTCGCTACCGCTTTCGCGGAGAACTTCCAGGCGCAGATCGAGGCGCTGGCCCCTGTTCTGCCGGAGCTGGCCGAGGCTTTGGCACAGATCGCTTTAGCCGCGGCGCAGCTGCTGGTCGCTCTGCTGCCGCTGCTGATCCCGATGCTGGAATTCCAGACGCTGATGGTCGAGAAGATCGGCGCCCCGGTCCTGTTGGCTATTGCACAGGCGATCGCGTTCCTGGCGACTCAACTAGCAAACCTGGTCAACGTGGTTATCACGAACGCCAAACCGGCGTTTGATGCGTTCGTGATTGTCCTGTCGGATTTGTGGCATGCAGTGTTTGAGCCGTTCATGGTGTTTATCGATGCGGTCGTGTTGCCGTTCCTGCGGGCGTTAGCAACGATGATCGTTGGGCCCCTAGCGATCGCTATTGCTACTGCGGTCGAGTCGTTCCTGTTCATGTGGCACGCCGTGCTCGAACCGCTGTTCACGTTCATAGCGGCGGTCGCCATGCCGATCCTCAGTTTGCTGATCGACACGTTCCAGCTCGCCGCGAACGTCGTCGGTGCGGTGGTGGTCACCGCATTCGACACTTTCCGAGCGGCGGTCGGGATCGTCGGCGATCAGATCAGTTTCGTGATGGGCACGTTCATCAGCCCACTGATCGATCTACTCGGCAACGTCCTTTCACCGATCATCGGTACGGTCGTAGAGGCGTTCGGGTCGATGGCTAGCGGTATCGGAAGCGTCAGCGATTTCATCGACGGCCTGCTCGGGTTCATCGACGACGCCATAGACGCCATAGATGACCTGATCGACAAGATTGATGACCTACCCGGGGCAGGTGTGGCCGGGAAGATCCTGGGTGGCATCCCGGGGTTCCAGACCGGCGGAATTATCAGAGAGGACGTCCTGGCCCAGCTGCACGCACCTGAGGTCGTGATCCCGCTCGATAACCGGGCCCGTGCGCTCGCTTTGGCCGAACAATCCGGGCTGCTAGATCTGATCGCGGCACGGCCGGCGTCGGCGGGTGCCTCTAGCAGCGGCGGGTTCACGCCGGCTGCTGATGGCAGTGGTGGGCCGTTGTTGCTGATCGAAACGTTGAACGTGACGCTTCTCAACGGCACCCAGTCTGAGGCCAACGCGGCGGGTGGGGTGATCGTTGACAGCGTCGAGACGGCTTTACGGCGCCGCCAGTTGGCTCAGACCGTTAGAACCCTTGGAAGTTAGGATCCGGCTGTGCCCCGGTCCTCCTGGAACGCCAACAGCCCCGATATAGCAGGCGTCGAGTTCCTGGGTGTGGGGGTTGCGAGCAACATCGTTCAGGTGGACACACGGCCGTATGCGGTCAAGTTCACTGCGCAACGGACGGGCCTGTTGGACACGGTCGCTATCTGGTCGGGCCCGTTGACGAATAACCCGGTGCGCAGCTATCCGCATTTCGCTGGACACCGGCAGCCGTTCATCTGCGATCTGTACCCGGTCAGTGGGTTCGATCTGTTGGGGCCGTTGCAGTCGGAGTTCTACGCGGGCCGTCTGATCGGTTTCGCGAACGTGATCGACGACGACGGCTCCGCCCCTGACGGCGACGAGCTGGTCGCGTCGCAGGACGGCAAGTTCCTGTTCCCGGCGGCGGTCGGCACCCCGTTGATGACATGTGACTATCCGTCGATAGCGGCGTTTCAGACAGACCGGCACGTCATCGATCTTCAGATCAACCTGAGTGTCTTTACGAACGCCACTGTGAAACGTGCCGATCAGAACGGCCTGTCGTTGTGGGCACGGTCGTTACCGAACGGCAATTTCTCGATGTCGGAAATCCGTATCGAGTCGAGCACTACCGGGCCGTATGTGGCGTGGACGCCTTTAGAGCTACGCCAGTTCGATTCGGGTACGGGGTTCCGGCGCATGCAGATTGAGGGCATCGCCGGGCAGGGCAACGTGTTCGATCAGCTCGGCTTGACGATCCATTTCGTGCCTGAACAGCGGGCCGGCACCGCGATCGTCGAGCCGTTGGGATCGTGGCAGTGGACGACCGCCGGGCTGGTGCAGCCGGGCACGGCGATACCGGCCACGGTCGCGGCGGGCGGCGAGTACATCCTGCTGTTGCGCTGTCCCGGCGGGCAGGAAGACTTCGGGGCGCCTGCCCTGTGGGATGTCGCCACGGTCCGCGACAAGAAACCGGGCAGCAGTTTCGTGCATTTCGGGGACCTGTCCTGGCACAGCCACGCGGTCACGATGTACGGTCCGTCAGCTCAGCAGCAGCTCGGCGACCTGCTCGATGGTCTGCCCCCGGTTAGGTTGATTTCTGCTAACGCTCAGACGGTCGATACGCAACCGTACGAGTTCACGGTTGGTGTCGTCCCGTTCAAGTCGACGGAGGTGACCAACCGGGCTAAGCAACGGCTGAGCGTCCCGGCGGGCACCACTAACTACAGCGGTGTCCGTGTCACGACGGCCGTGTTCGACGCGCCGGGCGCACCCGAAGACAAACGGCACGTTGACGTGACATTGGTCAACGATCTGGGTGGCGTGATAGCGGGCCCGTTCCAGCTCACCGAGGCCATGTATCAGGCCAGCCCGGTGGCTGGGAGCGACATTTTCAATGACCCATACCGGACGGTCACGGTGCCGTTCGGGGCGGGCATCGACATCAACGAAACCAACGGAGTCACAGCCGAATTCGTGTTGGCCAGCGACTATGCCGGTAACGACACGTGGCGGATCGGGGCCCTGTATTCGGCGTTGCCGCCGGTCACGGGTTCGGATCAGACAGCGGTCGTGTCGGGCAACGGCAAGGCGTTCATTCCACCGACGAACGTGTTCCGGAACATCGCCACCCCGGGTGTGTCGCGTGGCGACCTGGAAGTGTCGCTGCTGTCGCAGCCCCCAGCGATCCCGACGATTGGGGTGACAGGCCTGTCACAGCCTGTAAGCGGCGGCCCGTGTGAGCCCTGCGACGCGGCTATCGAGGCGAACTGCATGGCCACTGAGATCCCATACAACCAGGTGGTGTGGCCGGCAACGACGTTGAATCAAGAGAAGTTCGGCTATTACGAGCTGCAACGCCGCGAGTCGGCGGTCTCTGATGATTGGGTCACCATCGCGATAATCACGCCGACCGGGGCGCCTGTAACGGGGGTGCCGGCCACGGGGGTGCCGCACTTCTTTGATGACTGGACGCACGTGTTCGACACCGAAGTGTGCTATCGGGTGCGGCAGCAGCGCACCGATGGCACCCTGTCGGATTTCGTTGCTCAGACGTGCATCACTAGGACGTCGCCTGCGGGCACGAACATGGTGATCACCGCGCAGTCTGATCCGAGCCTGAACGTCGCTTTCGCGGAGACCTATGGGGGTGACCTACCGATCGAACGCGAGTGGACCAACCTCGACGTCGATCAGACGGTGCTACGCCCGATCTATGGGCGTGACAAGTTCCTGGTGTTCAAACCGTCCGAACGGTTGGGGTTGCAGTGGCAACGCCGACTCCTGGTGTCGGCGTTATGCACCCCTGAGTTGCCGTGTATGGATGTCGTGGCGGGCATTCGGGCTATCACGTCAGCCCCGGTCGATTTGGTCGTCAGGGACAACTGCGGCAACCGCTGGTATGCCGATGTAGCGGCCCCGAAGATCATGCAACTGACTGACCCGTCGGTCGGTGACCAGTGGCTGGTTGACGTGACCGTCACTGAGGTGGCCACCCCGATTATCACGGCGGAGACATGACGCTCCTGGACATGGTCGATGTCACGGCCCGGCAGGCGTCGTGGCGGTTCGAGCTGGTCGATAAGAATTTGCAGACCATCGAGAAACTCGAAGTGGACCGGGGCAATCCGCCTACTGTCGAAACCGATGTGTCGCGGGCTGTGAAACGGTCCCTGAAGAGTGTGCGGCTGACGCCGGGCGCTATCGACCGGGTGGACGTGATCAAACACCGGTTACGGGCCACGATGATCACTCACGACGGGCAGCAGTGGCCACAAGGCGTGTTCCTGTTCTCGGATGTCTCGCGGCTGGTGATGACGTCGGGGCTGCCATTCGATATCGGTTCCGTCGAGCTGCTGGATCAGGGCCTGATCGTTGACCAGCAACTGCGTAACTCGGTGTCGGTCGGGCCCGGCGCGAACATCACAACGGCAATCACGGACCTTTTGGCGCCGCTGCCGATCACGTTCACGGTGCAACCGTCGGGTGCGGTGGTGTCCACAGCACCCGAGGCGCTCGCCTGGGCTGCGGGGACATCCCGGCTGCGTGTCGTCAACGACCTGGCAAAGATGATCGGCTACCACGAACTGTTCTTCGACAACGACGGGATAGGCCGTCTGGCTCCGATGCCGAACCCTGCAGCTACCCCGGACGCTGACGTCATCAGCTACCCGGTAGGCCGGCGCACCTTTCGGGCTTCCACGATGCGTTCCACGAACATTTTGGAGTTACCTAACCGATTCGTGGTGGTAGGTAACGGCATTAACGACACCCCTGTGTTCGGGGCCTATGACATCCCTGCTAGTGCCCCGCATTCGGTCGCTAACCGCGAGTTCGAGATCGCACGTGTCGAACAGATACAGGGGATCGCGTCGACAGTTGACGCGGACATCGCGGCGCAGGCCATCGCCCGGAACTGGCGGTATCCGTTCGAGACGGTCGAGTTCCATGGGCCGCCCGACCCGCGGCACGACCATTACGACACGATCGAGTTCGAGGGTGTCAGGTTCCTGGAGTTGCGCTGGTCGATGCAGCTATCTGAGGGCGCCCCGATGGTCCATTCGATCCGCCGGACCTATGAGAGCTGACCCGTGAGTGACGTACAGCCGTCCGGGACTGATCTGCTGGTCCCGTTGATCGAAGCCGCCGCTGACGCCGCGGTGCAACGGGCCTTGTTCCAGACGCTTGTGCCGGTGTACCGGCAGGGCACGGTGGTGGCCTCGAATCCGTGGCAGTGGATTCATCAGGTCTTGATGGACGGCGACTCCGATCCGATCCTGGTGCATGACATCTCCGCGAACGGTGCGTTCACTGGGGCTCGGGTCACGGTCCTGTTCGCTCCGCCGCATCAGCCGTGGATCATTTCGGTGTTCCGTAGCCAGACCGGTTTCCAGACGTGGCCAGTGCAGTGGAGTTGCCCGGCTGGCACGAACCCGGTGTTGAACAACGGGATCCTGTTGGGGTCGTATCAGCGCAGCGGGCAGAGCTGTGACATCAACCTGGTGCTGGCGTGCGGGTCAACAACGACCGGGGGCACGAACTTCTGGCGGTTCAGTCTCCCGTTCCCCGCCGCGGATGATGTCAGCGAGCAGCCGTTCTTCTGTAAGGCGTTCACGAATGGGAGTGTCAGCTGGGTGGGGTCGGCGTCAGTGGCGCCGGGAGCGTCGACGGTTGACCCGTTGTTCCCGCAGTCGAATTCGGCTGTGTCGATGGTCAATGCCCGTGACGCTGATGGGAGCGGTTCAGCGAGTACGGGTATCCCGTTGATCCCGTTGCAGTTCACGTGGACGGGGGTTGGTGGCACGAACCTGATCGTGACGGGCCGTTACAAGGTGGCCCGCTGATGCGGGTCCGGGTGTATCCGGCCGACCCATGAGGCTGCGGACTGTGTCTGTCTAATATGGCCACGGTGCATCTGATCCGACTTCCGACGGGCGAGGCAGCGATGATTGATGCTGCTGATGCGGAACTTGTCTCGGGCTTCAAATGGCGTCTCACTGGTGACGGTTATGTGCAGGCTCAGCATGGCCGGCTGTACCTGTATCTGCATCGCCTGGTAGCAGGGGCAGGGCCCGACGAACTGATCGACCATGCCAACAACAATCGATTGGATAACCGGCGGTGCAACCTTCGCATAGCCTCCAGGTCACAGAACGCTGCCAACCGAAACGCGAATAAGCGTCGGCCCGGGACGTCTCGTTATGCCGGTGTTTGCTGGGACAAGTCGAGACGTCGGTGGCTGGCGAACATCCACCTACAGGGCAAGACCCGCTGTCTAGGCCGCTACAAAGACGAAGACGAGGCCGCCCGCGCTTACAACCGTGCTGCCCTAGAAGCCTGGGGCGAGTTCGCCTGCCTAAACGACGTTCCTGATGAGAAGGGGACCGTCAAGGCGGGTGATGCCGAGTGAGAATCCGCGTGCACCCTGCCGACCCTTGGGGCTGCGGCCACTATTAGGTATCGGCTGATTTTCGCGGCGAAACGTCTTCAGGAACAGGGCTACGACGTCCAGATTGCCGACTTGGGGTCGCCGACAGCGGTGTATGACGCCACGATCGCTGACGCTGACGTGTTCGTGTTTCAGCGGGTCACGTCCCGCACGTTGCTGAACCTGGTTGTGGGGTTACGGCAGCGGGGCCGCACAGTCGTCGTGGACATGGACGACGACTTGTCGTGCATCACCCCAAAGAACGCGGCGTGGCGTGGCTTACATCCGAGGTTGTCGCCGGACAACAACTGGCAGCACGCCCAATCGGCGTGCGATGTGGCGTCGTTGGTGACGGTCTCGACTCCGGAGTTGCAGCGCCGCTACGGGGTGGCTCGGTCTCGGGTGCTGCGGAACTGCATCCCGCGCCATTTCTTGATGGTGCCCCGCCCTGCTGCGGCGCAGGTGTGGGGGTGGGCGGGGAGTCTGCATTCGCATCCCGATGACCTCCCGATCGTCGGGCGGTCCGTCGTCGAGCTGACCCGCCAGGGGCACGAGTTCATGGTGATCGGCCGCCCTGACGGAACGGGCCGGGCTTTGGGCCTGCCGGCGGATCCGCCCGCTACAGGGCATGTCGAGTTCGAGGACTGGGCGGCAGCGGTAGCGCAGCTACGGGTCGGTGTCGCACCGCTGGGTGACACACGGTTCAACGCGGCGAAATCGTGGCTGAAACCGCTCGAATACGCCGCGGTGGGTGTCCCGTGGGTCGGATCGGACCGCGCGGAATACCGCGCGCTAGCGGCGCTGGGCGCCGGCACGGTTGTGGGCGACCGGGCCCGAGACTGGACACGGGCAGTGCGTCAGCTTCTGACCGATAGCCACGCGTGGGAAGAAGCCTCGGAGGCGTGCCGTGCTTTGGCGGCCCGGTTAACGGTCGAGGAGCACGCCTGGCGGTGGATGGAAACGTGGGAGGCCGCCTACAACCTCGATCGGGGCCGGCTTCCTGCGGTGGTCATCTGAGTCCATTACCGCGCTACGGTGAGGCATGGCCCCAGATGGAACTACCGATCTACCCACGATCGAACTTGTCACCCGGGAGCTACTCGGCGGCGGCGAAATGGTCGTCGGAATGCGCTACAACGGCACAGAGCTGGTCTTGCCGTATGAAGGCGAGATCCGCGTCGACTATGAAGCTGGGGCGGGCACGGGAACTGTGCATGTCGCGCTCATGGCCGGCAAGATCCGCTACGTCCCCGAGAAGACCGGCCAGTGATCGAGTTCGGTTGCTGCGTCAGCTCGTTCGACAAGTTGCAGAGCTTCGTGTTGCCCTACGTCGGCTACCGGCCTCTGCATGCCGTCTGCAACGCCCCATCGATCGCGTGGGCCTACAACACGATCCTCGAATCCGTCCCGTTCCGTATGCGGGGGCTCGATGCCCTGATCCTGTTGCACGACGATCTGGAAGTCACCGACCCTGACGCGGACAGCAAGTTCCTCGCAGCCATAGAGGACCCTGACATAGCACTGGCGGGCGTCTGCGGCGGGCGTGGCGTCCGGTCGTTGGACTGGTGGTCCTACGACACTGTGGGCCACCAGATGATCGATACGGGCCTGATCGATTTCGGACCCCGGACAGGTGACGTCGACTCGCTAGAAGGCAGCATCCTGGTGTTCTCGCCGTGGGCTACCCGGTTCCTTCGGTTCGATGAGAGCTACCCGGGGTTTCACGGCTACGACGAGATCAGCATGCTCGCCAAACAGCACGGCAAACGGAACGTCGTTGTCGACGTCGACACACATCACCACACCGTTGCCGGCTACAAATCCGAGGCTTCCGCCCGCGAATGGGAAGAAGCTGATGCCCGTTTCCGACAGAAATGGATCCCCTGGTGACCCCTAGGAAACTGAACCTCGGGTGCGGCGACCGGTATGTCGACGGTTGGGTGAACGTCGATTTCGCCAGTCCGCACAGCATGGACCAACGCGTTGACTTGACCGGTGAGCTGCCCTGGCCTGAAGGGTCGATCTCGCACGTCTACGCAGGGCACCTGTTGGAGCACCTGACCCCCGATCAGTGTTCCGCTCTGGCAGAACGACTGCTGGTCTGCATGGAACCGATCGGCGGTGTGCTGGTCGCGGTCGGGCCTGACATCGACGTCGCTGAACGGATGATCGCTGACGGCACGTTCGATCACAGCTGGGGCACGCTCGACATGCTCAAGCACGGTGCGGGCCGCTGGGCGGGTGACGTCCACCAGTGGGAGACAACCGGCCCGAAGGTCGCGGCGATCTTTGGTGCTGCTGGTTGGCCGATCGTGCATCACTTCGGGATCGCTCAGCTGGAAGGCGCCTGGCCTGTAGCTGACCGCAACCAGCTGTGGCAGTACGCATGCTCTGCACGGATGGGATCGACATGACCCTGAGCCTCCTCGATCGACTCGCCCGCAAGTCCATGCAAGATGGCGATTGCCTGATCTGGACCGGCAAACGTCACAAGCAGGGGTATGGCCGGATTGCCATTGGCGGACCCAACAATCAGCAGCTGGTTCACCGTGTTGCATGGGTACAGCGACACGGCCCGATCCCACGGGAGACACCGTTCGTTCTCCATATCTGCGACAACCCGCCTTGCTTCAAGGATGAGCACCTCTATCTAGGCACTCAGGTTGAAAACAACAGAGACTGCGTAGACCGGGGTCGCAATCCAAATTCAGCCAAGACCCATTGCCCAGCAGGACATCGATACGACGAAACCAACACCTACGTGTCAAGGAATGGTCGCCGTCGGACATGCCGAACTTGCAACAACGACCGGACTCGCGAGCGCCGTCGGGCCATGAGGACAGCATGAGACGCACCGGGTGCGCCGCGTGCGGTTATGACGATCTTGAACCGATCCTGGATCTGGGGACGTCGCCGATCGCTGACGCCTACACCCTGACCCGCCGCGAGCTATCGGAGCGTTACCCGTTGCAGCTCGCGGTCTGTACTGGCTGCTGGCTGGTCCAACTATTAGAAGTCGTTGACCCCGTGATCCTGTTCGGGTCGGGCTATTCATTCTACAGCTCCGCATCGGCCCCTCTGTCGGCCTACCAGCAGGCGTACGCCGCGCAGGTGCTGACGTCCCACGGGGCGCTCGCGAAGCGCCTAACGGTCGAAATCGGGTGCAATGACGGGGATCTGCTGCGCCACTTCGGCGATGCGGGGTGTGAGGTACTCGGCGTGGACCCAGCGAGGGGACCGGTCAACAAAGCCAAGGGTCGCGGGCTGCACGTCTGGAGCGTGGCGTTCGACGAACTGATAGGCGAAGAGATCTGCGACGAGATCGGCGCGGCCGGCGTCGTTGTCGCCAATCACGTTCTGGCCCATGTCGAATCTGTCGCCGATGTCCTGGCCGGTATCCGTAAGGTCCTTGCCCCCGATGGTGTCGCCTACATCGAGGTGCAGTATCTGCCCGACCTGCTCGTCAACAACGCGTTCGATCTCGTGTATCACGAGCACCGCAACTTCTTCTCGCTGACCAACCTCGAATCGGCCCTGAACCGTTGGGGTCTGCATGTGATCGACGCGGAACTGACAGACCGTCAGGGCGGGTCGTTGCGTGTGCAGGCTGTCAGAGAAGCACCGACGTCAGGACCGACGTTCCGAACGCGCCAGATCAAAGGCTCCGAGACATGGCTGCGGGATGTGGCCGCCTATAGGGGGTTCCAGGGCAGGGCCGAACGGATCCGTACCCGACTGTTGGACATCATCACTGACACGGCCGACGGACCCAACGACGTCGTGATGGGTTACGGGGCGCCCGCCAAAGCCACAACGCTGCTCAACTTCTGTGACCTCACCTTCCCGACCATTACTGAGGTCACCGATACCACCACGGCCAAACAGGGCCGCTACATCCCGGGCACCGGGATCCGCATCATCGAACCGGGCCGGCTACCCGACCCTGATGTGATCGCCCTGGTTTTGGCCTGGAATTACGCCCCGCAGATCCTGCGGCACGAGCTGGCCCACACAAGTGCCGGTGGCCGGTGGATCATCCCGTTCCCAGCGCCGGTGTTGCTGTGACTGACATCGCCGCATGCATCCCCAGCATCGGGTTATCGCCCTACCTCGGTGACCTCGTACGGGTCCTACTCGCTGACGATGTCGCTGTATGGGTGTACGTGAATGCCGCGCCGCCGACCCCGGTGACCTTCTCTGATGTCGACTTCGGGTCTGCGGAGATCATCGGCATGCCGGGAGTCAGCATCTATTCGGAGTGGAACGATGCTGCTGCCGGTGCCCGCGGCACTGGGCAACATTTGCTGTTGTTGAATGATGACATCGTCATGCTGCCCGGCACAGCGCGTGCTCTGGCGGATGCGCTCGACCAGAACCCGGACTGTGGGCTGATCAGTGTGGGGCACACAGTGCCCGCGGTCAGTCCCGGCGCGGTGGTCCGGGTGTCGCATCAGACCGGCGACCGGCGGTCGTTCATGCAGTGGTGCTTCATCGCTCGTGCCGACATGTGGCAGGACGTCGACTCCCGCTATCGGATCTGGTACGGCGACGATGACCTGATTTGGAAGATGACCGCGGCCGGTCACGAGGTGGGGGTCCTTCAGGGTGTCGGTGTGTCGCATTACGTATCGACCACCTCGGTGCAACAGCCGTGGACGCATCAGGCAGCGGGGGAGGACGGGCAGCTATGGGCAAGCGAACACTGACGTTGCCGTCGGTGACGGTCTGTATCCCGACGATCCCGCCACGGGCTCAGCTGTTGGGCCGTGCCGTGCAGTCGGTGATCGATCAGACCCATGAGCCTGACCATGTGATCATCGAGTTGGACGACGCCAATGCTGGGGCTGCACCGACCCGTAACCGGGCTTGGCGGCAAGCCACAACCGATTATGTGGCGTTCCTTGACGACGATGACGAGTTCATGCCCGACCATCTCGCCGTTTCCCTAGCGTTCGCCGCAGCGCTAGACGCCGATCTCGTGTACGCATGGTTCGAGCTGGCTGGTTGGCCCGAAGCCACTCCCGAACGTCCCGACCCGCTCGCGACGAAATGTCATGGCCAGCTCGTGCATCCGTTGGGGGTGCCGTTCGGGCCCGAGCAGGAAGCCCACTACCGCAAACACGCGTTCATCCCGATAACGACAGTGGTGCGGCGCAGCATGCTTGAACAATCCGGCGGCTACCCGACACCAGGCACCGCGGATTGGCCGCTCCCCGACTGCGAAGACTGGGGCGGCCATCTCGCCCTACTAAACATCGGCGCCCGGTTTGTGCATGCCCCTAAACGCACGTGGCGCTGCAACCTCGACTCGCAGTCCACAGCCGGCCGCCCCTGGCAGGAGACCTACAAATGAGCAGCGACATCACAGTCGTCATCCCGCACATCCCGCCACGCGGCGAGCTACTGGCACGCACCCTGACGTCGGTGTGGGAACAGATCCTGTTACCCGACGCGGTTTCCATCGCAGTCGACACCAGCCATGAGGGCGCCGGCCCAACCCGCACCCGGGCCCTCCGTCAGGCACAAACCAAATGGGTGGCGTTCGTAGACGACGATGACGAACTACTCCCCCACCACCTCGAAACGCTGCTCGCCCACGCTGACCATGTCGGCGCGGATGTGGTGTGGCCATGGTTCCGAGTGGTGTCCGGCACAGACCCGATCCCAGACAACCAGGGTCGGCAATGGGACCCTGCCGACCCACACACGTTCCCGATGACGACGCTGGTGCGGACCAGCTACGCCCAACAGGGCACCTTCCCTGAACCGCTCCCCGACGCCGGATGCTCGGGCGAAGACTTCGCGTTCTGGATGCAGATGTCCAACCTTGGCGCCCGGTTCCATCACGTCAACGTCATCACGTGGCTCTGGGATCATGCCACCGGGAACACCTCTGGGATGCCGGACCGCTGGTGACCATGCTCAAGGTTTGCAGAATCTGGCGCGGTCCTACTACAGCAGGCGGGTATGGCAACGCGTATCTGGTATGCCCTGATGGGATCAAGCGTCGTGTCTACATCCATCGATGGGTAATGGCTATGTCTCTAGGTCGGTGGCCGTTACCGGCAGGTTTAGTGGTACGACACGACTGCGATACACCAGCGTGTTTCTTGCTGGATCACTTACAGCTAGGCACTCAGGCCGAGAACATCCGCGATGCATTTGCACGACAAAGAGGCATCGGCCGCCCAGCGCTAGATGATGATGTCCCATGCCCCCGTGGACATCGAGGCAACTTCTATCGCGGTCCTGATGGGAAGAAAGGTCGCAACTGCCGCGATTGTCGTCAATATGACGGACCTGGGAGAAGCCGCAATTAGAATCTACGTTTACCCGTCGGATCAGTGGGGGTGTGGCGCGTACAGGATGAAGTGGCCTGCTCTGGCTATCAACGAACCGGGTATGTCGGTTGAGGTTGTGGAGCCCGGTACCCGTAAGGTCGAGGTGAACATCGATCAGGCCGGGAACGTGGCGGGGGAACAGTTCCCTGCTGATGCTGATGTGGTCGTGTTTCAGCGTCCGACGAACCAGTGGATTGCTCAGCTGATCCCGCTGTTACAGGCCCGGGGTGTCGCTGTTGTGGTCGAGTTGGACGACGATTTGGCGCATGTGCATCCGAGTAACCCGGCGTTCGACATGTTGCAGCCGGTGTTGCGGCGCGGGAACCAGACGGCCCCGAACCTGCATTCGGTCGCCCGGCTGGCCGACGCGATCGATCTGGCTGACATGGTGGTGGTGTCTACCGCGGAACTGGCCTCACGGTACGGGGTCCACGGCCGGGTGAGGCTGCTACGTAACCGGGTGCCCCGCTACTACCTGACGATCCCGCACACCGATTCGGCTGTGATCGGGTGGGGTGGCAGCGTCCATTCCCACCCCCACGACTTGCAGCAGGTTGGTAGTGCTGTCGCGGCGCTTGTACGGCAGGGCGCCGAGGTTCATACGGTGGGGGATCCTGTTGGGGTTGGCCGGGCGTTGGGCTTGAGGGCTGATCCACCGTCGGCGGGTCCTGTGGCGTTGGACGACTATCCGGCTGCGATCGCTCGGTTTGGTGTTGGGATAGCCCCACTGGCAGACACTCGGTTCAATCGGGCCAAGTCGTGGCTGAAACCCTTGGAGTACGCGGCGGTGGGGGTGCCGTGGGTGGGGTCTCCGCTGCCCGAATACGCCGAGCTACACGGCTTGGGTTGCGGACGGCTGGCGTCCCGCCCGAAGCATTGGCAGGCAGCCTTGTCAGCGTTGACGGGGTCCGAACAGCTGCGTAGAGAGGCATCGGAACAGGGCCGGGTTGTTGCTGCTGGTAACACGATCGAATTGCACGCTTGGCGGTGGGCGGAGGCATGGACTGACGCGATAACGAATCGTCGGGCCCGTCTAGCAGCCCCGAGATCTGGTAAATCATCTAATCGTGCGAAGGGCCGTCAACGGGGTTCGCTGTCTAACCGTGCTCGTACACTCCGGACATGACGGTCCGGCGGGGGCTATGAAGCCTGAAGAGTTCGCGGCGTGGTGGCTGATCGTTAGGGACATGCTGCTAGTGGTCACAGGGCTGGGGTTGCTGGTGTATTTCGCGGCGATCTATGAGACGGCCGGTCCCGAACCCCGTTGGCCGTATGTGATCGCAGCTGGGCTTGGCGTGTCCCCCGTGTTTCTGCGTAAGGGGGACAAGGCTGTTGAACGGCGGACCGGACCGGAGGAACATCCGTGAATCAGTTCGATCTGTTGTGGCGGTATCGGGTTTTCGCCTGGTGGTGGATGATGGTCATAGCTACAGCGTGGACGGTGTCTCAGTTCGATGAGGGACATGTGCGGATGGTGCTGTTGCCATGATCGGGCGGACGGTGTTGGAGCGAATGTTTCGGTGGGCTGCGGGCTGGCAGCCGTCGGGCCGGCAGCAACTGGCAGCGTTTGCGGCTGTGGTCGTGGCTATGGCTGTCGGGTTGTGGCGGGTAGAAACCACAGCTGACGCAGCGACCGCCGCGTCGAAGGCGGTGGCACAGGAAGCACATGACCGGATAGTCGCGTTGTGTG